GCCTCCGGACGCATGCAGAACGGACGCGAGGCCGTGGCGCTGCTCGTAGAACGCGACCCGTGGCGGGCACACCGTATGGCGCTTCAGGTCAACGCCTACAACGACCAGCGCAAGGATCTCGACAAGGAGATGACACATGAGGCCAACCTCATCGTCGATAAGCTCGACCACGCCCACGAGAAGCGGAGCATCGTCATCTACAACCCCGAGTGGCACAAGGGAGTAATAGGCATCGTGGCATCGCGACTCACCGAGATTTACACGCGACCGTCCGTCGTGCTGACACGCACCGAGGACATGGCAACGGGTTCCGCACGCAGTGTCTCTGGCTTCGATGTCTATAAGGCCATAGAGAGCTGCCGCGACCTGCTGGAGAACTTCGGAGGCCACACCTACGCCGCAGGACTCAGCATGCGTGTGGAGAACGTGCCGGAGTTCAAGCGTCGCTTCGAGGCATATGTGGAGGCGCACATCGAAGATACGCAGATACAGGCTGAGCTTAACATCGATGCCATGCTCGACTTCCGGGACATAAGCCACCGCTTTGTCACAGACCTCAAGCGCTTCGCACCGTTCGGTCCCGACAACCCCAAGCCCCTCTTCTGCACACGCCATGTCTATGACTATGGCACCAGCAAGGTCGTGGGACACAACCAAGAACACATCAAGCTCGAGCTCGTAGATAACCACAGCTCTAACGTCGTCAGCGGAATAGCATTCGGACAGAGCTCTCAGGTGCGCTTCATAAAGACCAAGCACCCCTTCGACATCGTCTATAGTGTGGAGGAGAACACCCACAAGCGCGGAGAGGTGCAACTCCAGATTGAGGACTTACGACCCTGTGAGCAATGAACGCCAGCGACCTGCGTGCTGTTCTCAAAAAGTACTGGGGCTACGATGATTTTCGGGGCATTCAGCTGGAAATCATCGAGAGCATCTGTGCCGGCCGCGACACCCTCGGCCTGATGCCCACGGGCGGCGGCAAGAGCATCACCTTCCAGGTGCCGGCCATGACGATGCCGGGGTTGTGCCTCGTGGTGTCACCGCTAATAGCGTTGATGAAGGATCAAGTGGCAAACCTTAAGCGCAAAGGCATTCTCGCACAAGCCATATACACCGGCATGAGCCACGACGAAGTGCTCATTGCCCTCGACAACTGCACCTTCGGCCACTATAAGTTCCTATACGTCTCGCCAGAGAGGCTCAGCTCGGAACTGTTCATGGCTCGTGTGCGCAGGATGGATATTTCGTTTATCGCCGTCGATGAGGCACACTGCATCTCGCAGTGGGGCTTCGACTTCAGACCCGCCTACCGCACAATAGCCGACATACGTCGCATCTTGCCCGGGCGGCCCGTGCTGGCACTCACGGCAACGGCAACGCCAGAGGTAGTGACAGACATACAGCGACAGCTGCAGTTCAAGGAGCCCAATGTCTTCAAGATGAGTTTCATGCGCAAGAACCTCTCATACAACGTCAAGCGCATACGGGGTTCCGCCGAGGAGGAAATAGCCACTTTGCTCAACACCTTCCCGGGAGCTGCCATCATCTACACCCGCAGTCGCCAGAAGACAGAGGCCATCGCCGAATGGCTGACGACCCACGGCACGGCGGCAACATTCTACCACGCAGGCATACGGCACGCCGACAAGACCCTCCGGCAGGAGCAGTTCCAGCATGGCGACATACGTGTCATGGTGGCCACAAACGCATTCGGGATGGGCATCGACAAGGCCGATGTACGCCTTGTCATACACGTCGATGTGCCCGACTCGCCAGAGGCATACTTCCAGGAGGCGGGACGTGCCGGGCGCGACGGGCAGATGGCACATGCATGCCTGCTCGTGGACAGACGCTCCGCCTCCGTGCTGCACAACCGCATCGAAGAGACATTTCCGCCCATCGCCTACGTGCGACGGGTGTATGAGGATATGTGCCTCTTCCTGCAGATGGCAATGGGCGACGGCGAGGGCGTGACACGCGAGTTCGACATCAGACAGTTCTGCGTCAACTTCCGACACTACCCCAACCGGGCATACAGTGCATTGATGCTACTCGACCGCGCAGGATATATCTCGTGGCAAAACCCCGAGGAGAGTCGCAGCAGAGTGATGTTTGTCATGCGGCGCGACGAACTCTACGACCTGCACCTAAAGCCCACTGAAGACCGCGTGATGTATTTCATACTGCGTCATCACACAGGAGTCTTCAGCGAGTATGTTTACATCTCTGAGGCACACATCGCCGAAGAACTCGGCGTGGCCGAGACCGTAGTGAGCGAGGCTCTGGTGGCTCTGAGCCGACAGCATGTCATACGCTTCATACCACGTACCTTCGTGCCGCACATCACATTCGTGAGCCGGCGCATCGAGCCGGAGGAGATAACGCTGCAACCTTCCATCTACCAAGAGCGACGCGCACAGATGGAGAAGCGGATTGAGACGATGATCTCTTATATCAACAGCCCATACTGCCGCAGCACACTGCTGCTCAACTACTTCGGAGAACACAACGCCAAGGAGTGCGGGATATGCGACAACTGCAGGGGAGGCACCATGCCTGAGCTTTCCATCACCGATGCCGACATCAGCCGGCTCAGCAAGGTAATCATTGAACTCCTCAAGCAGAACGGGCCGACGTTTGTGCGCGACATAAAGATCCCGTCTGCATCACCAGACCAAATCGGACACACGCTGCACGAGCTGCTCCTTAACGAACAAATCGCCACGCAGCCCGACGACCCTACCATCGTGATGCTTAAGTGACGGCTTCACGACAGGCCGTCACATGAGCAGGGTCGCTACCTTATACTACGAGCAGCTTCGGCCCGTTCCATTAGCAAGTTAGCTCCACTCTGCAAGCAAGTTCACTTCACCTGACTGGCATGTCTGGATCATTCCATGAGAAGGTCGCTACACATCCCCTAGGGGAGTTACAATACTCGCCTAGGCGAGTTTACTAACTCCCCTAGGCGAGTTTGCTAACTCCCCTAGGGGATGCAAGTGCCTCGCCTAGGGGATGCAAGTGCCTCGCCTAGGGGATGCAAGTGCCTCGCCCAGGGGATGCAAGTGCTTCGCCTAGGGGATGCAAGTGCCTCGCCCAGGGGATGCAAGTGCTTCGCCCAGGGGATGCAAGTGCCTCGCTTGGGGATGTGTATGTAGCCCAAAGCCGTTGGCAAGGTGTCGCCAGCTGATGATCAAGTCAATGTCTCGAAGTGCAGACCGCTATTAGGTTCATTCCATGGGACTCTGGCTACGAGATGCAGATGCGCGACATGGTGCATTACCGATATATCAACAATGTGAGCCACTATTTTGTCCCAGTGACTTTCGCCCCTAAAAACGTGATAAGGCGTTGTCATCCAACGCCTTATCACACTCTAGGTCGGAAAGAGGTGAACATGTGCTGGTTGCTAGGTAGAAATGTGAAAATTGAAAATCAATAATTTAATATGATAATCGTTGCCATATTAAGCTTTTTTTGTCTCTATATTGTCTCGGCACACGGATTGTGATGCCGCCTGAATTGATACAGGCTTCTGAGAAGTAAGGAGGAATGCTGAGAGGGAGGCATAGTCTGCCAAAAGTTTGTTGTTCGCTTCCATGAGCTTGTAGTAAGCATCCCGAAGTCTCTTGATTTCTTCACGGGCATCTGCAAGGTCTTGACGGTAGGCCATGCAAAGCTCTTTGTAGTTGTCCGCTTGTGGCTGGAAAGTGTGGGGAAAGACAGAGAGGGTGTCGGTCTCATCAAGCAGAGGTTCACCATTTCCTTCCAGAATATAGTCTCTGTTGACCATTGGATATACTTCGGATATTTTTGACAGTAGGTCGGAAGTAATGCCATCGCCCTTTGTTTTACGAAGAGAGTTGATAAAACCTGCTGAACGACCAATACTTAAAGAGAATTGCCGCATAGAAATGCCGAGTGCTTCACACACGGCCTTAAGTCTTGCTTGAATTATTTTTTCTTCCATAATGATAAATCTTTTCGATAAAAGTTTTGTTATATCGGATATATTATATAATTTTGCCCCAAAATTCATAATTCTTACTACAAATGTATATAAAAATTGACATTATGACGCAACATTACAGGTTTTTTTTTGATAATGGTTTCGGCCTTGTGCCCACGGCACAGACGAAAGAGGTACGTGAGCAATTGATAAAAGCCATCAATCCATGCAGCAAGACTTCCTTCTATACTGCGCTACGGAAGGGATTCCTGGACATCAAGCTGCCAGTGTATGAAAGGATCACGGAGATTCTTGTTCAGGCTGGAATTCCTGAGGAGAATATCTGGAGACGGGTAAGGGTGGAATAGCTATGGGACGGGTTCAAGGTTCAAAGAGATGGAGTGCTGAGGAGGACCGGATCGTTCGGCTGAACGCCGGTGTCCGTAGCTTCAAGGGTATTGCTGAGCTGCTGCCTGGTCGTTCGGCTCTGGCGGTGCAGCTGTATATGTACCGGAACCGGATTCCTGTGCGCCGTGTGCTGGCTCGTCCCATCGTGACATTGATGCTTCGCACTAAATTTGGCGACGAAACGCTGTTTGCCCCGAACAGGGCGTTTTATGAGCGTGCGGGGATGAGCAGCGTGAGGTTCCAGCGGCTGGCTCATGGTTATGTGCAGCCGACACAGGAAGAGATTGTGCGCATATCACGGGCACTGAACATGCAGCCTGACGAGATGCTGAAGCTACAGGATGCAATGCAGTTGTATTTGTTTGAATGATTGGTAATATGAATATACAAGATTTCAGGAACGCATCGGACGCTATATTGCTACTGAATGAGGCGGCATTGTCACTTGTCCGGGTTAACTGGGACAGGTGTCCCTGGGCAAAGGATAGGTACGAGGGAGTTGTACGGGTCCTCGGCGATGTGAAGGAGAATTTATACGGATGATGTAACTATCAAAGTTTTTATTAACTATTTTTACTTATCTATTATGGAAAAGAAAGGTTATAGTATTGCTCATTATGAGCAGAACCTGCCCGCCGGGGCGGTGATTGACGAGGTGCGGTACCGTGCGAATGGCGGCCAGCGGGTGAATTATGTGATGGGGACGGTGAAGATGCGTGTGACTGTGGCTGGCGGCTACCTCGATAAGGTGGTGGCGGTGACGTGGGACGGTGAGGGTCGGTGCCGTTTACGGAGTAACAATGAACGGTTGCCGGCGTTTGATATCAAGTTTGAGACTTCCGCTCAATCTGCCGAAGATCACGTCATCAAAAACTAAAAAACTAATGAACTATGATTTTGAAATGGTTTGAGGTAACATGCGATTATTGCGGTCACACTATAATCCGCTACCCGCGAAAAAGACCGATTGATGATACGTTGCGCAAGGATGGAGCTGTGCTTACAAGAACGAAGCAATTCTGCTCAGACGTGTGCTTCGCAAATTGGAATCATGACAGGCAAACACAGCAATACTGTAACCTACGTCAACAGGGAAAGATTCACAATGAATGAGATATGAAACGTAAGTGTTTAAATTGTGAGCATGGATATACTCCAGTCAATGGCTGGCACTCTACAGGAGCAGATACTCAGAGTTGCGATTTTGGACTGAAAGATGGTGCAGCTCCTGTTGGTGATATATGCCCAATGACTGGCAAGAAACTACAGTCATTATCTAAAGCCTGAGAAAGAAGACAAATAAAACCATTACGAATATGAATAAAGCAAGACGAAAGACACTGACGGACTTAATCGAACAGTTGTCAGTACTCAAGGACAGCATCGATGCTGTCATTGATGAGGAACAGGAAGCCTTCGACAATCTGCCGGAAGGCTTACAGGAAAGTGAGCGTGGCGATGCCATGCAGGAAAACATTGACAATCTTCAGACAGCTGCTGACAGCCTGGAGAGTGATGTGATAGATATCATCCAAGAGGTAATCGACGCATGACTGGCGTCTATGACCTCGTAACTTATTAACAATAAGAAGATATGAAGATAATAATGTTTTCGACTCAGTTTGGGCCACAGCGTACAGGACTTTCCCATATTGGGGCAGGAGAAGCCGCCGTCGCACGAAATGGGTCATCCAAGGCGAGCTGGTATTCAGGCAAATGTTTGGCGAGATTAAGCGTAAGAACGCTCTACTTAACTAGTTCAAAGCTGCTTATAAGACTGTTGACGGCTTAATCGTCCAAGGTCAATATCAAAACAGGTGTCGGACATGATCAAGAAGGAAGACGTACTTCAAAGGACTGATGGCGGGTTGCGCATCATCCTGGACTACTACCCTCAGGCGCAGGCTGTTGTAGGTACAAAAAACAAGTTCCGCATGAGGCGTGACGAGCGCACCCCTTCGGCTACGCTGAGACAGAAAGCAGACTCCGGCCTCTGGATGGTTACAGACTTCGGCGACGACGGGCATGAGCTGAACGCCATCGACGTGGCCATGAAGGAGGAGCACCTGACGTTCCGCGAGGCGGTGCTGAAGCTGGCGGCGCGCTACGGTGTTACGGACGAGCTGAAGAGGGATGTTAACCGTCCGCGGCTGGAGGTGCGTGACGCGCGTCCTGAAGAGAAGGAGGGGTCGCAGTTCTACGAGCTGAACGAGGTGATGACGGCGGACGAGCTGCGGCTTTTAGGGCCGCTGGTGAAGCAGGAGCATGTTGATGCGCTGCACTGGCACTCGGTGAAGTGGTGGGCGAGGGTGAAGGACAGGCGGGTGCATGTGAAGTATTCGACGAATACTTACCCGATATTCATGCGGGAGTGCGTGATAGGAGGGGATGGCGAGGGGCGTTTCTTCAAGATTTATGAACCGCTGAACTATGACAAGGGATTTCGTTTCTCCTACTGGCCAGCGGGCGCAAAGCCTAAGCGATACGTGAATGGACTGTGGGAGCTGAAGGAGGAGTGGCGGCGCTGGAATGCAGAGGAGGAGTCAGCATGGAGCAACGAGGCGCGGAACGAGGGCAAGCCCTACAAGGAGAAGAAGCTGCCAGAGGCATTCATCTGCTCGGGTGAGCGGGATGCACTGTGCTGCCGCTCGCTGGGCTACTGGCCTCTGTGGTTCAACTCGGAGACCTACGACGTGAGCGAGGGTGAAATGCGCGAGATCAGGAAGTACGTGGAGACACTGTACAATATCCCGGACATCGACGAGACGGGCGTGCGGCGCGGCACTGCGCTTGCGCTGCGCTTCAACGAGATTCACACTGTGTGGCTGCCTCAGAAGTACATGGGTCAGTTCACAGACATGCGCGGCAAGGGTTACAAGGATTTCCGGGACTGGATGGAGGCAAAGGACAACCAAGGTCCGAAAGCTTTCCGGCAGCTGCTGAACATGGCCACCCCGGCTAAGTTCTGGGTGGAGTCGGTGAACAAGCGGACGCAGAAGACGGACTACCACATCGACACGGTGTGTCTGCATGAGTTCCTGCGGCTGAACGGCTTCCAGACACTGCACGACGACGACATCGCTGCGACGCAGTACGTGCGGATCATGGGGCATGTGGTGCGGCGGATCACGGCAAAGGACATCCGTGAGTTTATCATCTCTTGGAGCGAGAACCAGTATCTGCCGCGCGAGGTGAGGAACACGATACTCAACAGCCCGAAGATTCAAGGCCAGGCCCTGGAGTCGCTGAAGGAGGTGGATTTGGACTTTACGTCGAGCACGGCGGGGAGCCAGCTGTTCTTCTTCGAGAACGAGGCCGTGCGGGTGACAGGCGACGGAATCGAGGAGGGCGCCACGGGACATTATGTGTGGGAGCACGACGTGCAGGGCCACCGCTTCAAGAAGCTGGGGGATATGTTCGAGGTGAAGAGGAGCCGGGGGATGGACGGCAGTGAGCGATGGGACATCGAGATAATGCAGCCCGCCGGAAAAGCGGCGGGCACGATGGCCTCGAAGGGGGCGGCCAATGGAGGCAATGCCGGAGCGAGCAGCAACGGGGCGACCAATGGGGGCAATGCCGGTGTGGGCGGCAACGGGGCGGCCGTGAAGGACTGCAGCTGGGTGGCGTCAAAGCTGATGGGGTATGTCATCAACTCGTCGCGGATATACTGGCGGAAGGAGCTGGAGACGAATCTGGAAGGGGAGAGCGAGACGGAGGCAGAGGAATACCGTCGGCGTCACCATTTCGACATTGCGGGCGAAGGCCTCACTCCGGAGGAGATTGCAGAGCAGAAGCAGAACCTCATCGCCAAGCTCTTTGCCATCGGCTACATGCTGCACAGATACAAGGCTCCGAGCCGGTCGTGGGCTCCGTACTGCATGGACAACAAGGTGGGTCAGGAAGGCGAGTGCAACGGGCGAAGCGGCAAGAGCTTCTTCGTGAAGAGCGTGGCGCAGCTGATGAAGACGGTGAAGCTTTCCGGCCGCGACCCGCGCCTTATGGACAACCCACACGTGTTCGACCAGGTGACACGCCACACGGACCTGATCCGCATCGACGACTGCTCGCAGTTCTTCGACGTGCGGCGCCTGTTCGACAGCATCACCGACGACATGGTCATCAACCCCAAGAACAACCAGAGCTACACGCTGAGTGCCGAGGAGAGCCCGAAATTCGCCTTCACCACCAACTACGTCCCGAGCGACATCGACGCCTCGATGGAGGCGCGCCTGCTGTTCGTGGTGTTCTCGGACTACTACCACGAGGCGGGCGAGAAGAACGACTACCGCGAAAGCCGCAGCATCAAGAGCGACTTCGGCAAGGATCTATTCGGGGTGGAGTACACCGAGGACGAATGGAACGCCGACTTCAACTTCCTGCTGCAGTGCTGCCGCTTCTACCTGAGTCTGGTTCACGAGAACGTGAAGCTGCAGCCTCCCATGCGCGACATCAAGCTGCGTCAGTACAAGGCCAACATGGGCTCGAACTTCGAGGACTGGGCGGCCACGTACTTCGCCCCGTCGGCCGGCCACCTGAACTGTATGCTTGTGCGCCAGGAGGTGTTCAACGACTACCGTTTCTTCACACAAAACACGAAGTGGAGCCCTCACCGCTTCAAACAGGCCTTGGACGGCTTTGCCAAGTACAATGCCGGATGGCTGGTGATGAATCCCCCAGAGCTGTGCAACAACCAGGGACGCATCATCGGCAAGGACAGTGGCGGCAAGAGCACGGAGATGCTCTATTTCAAGACCATCGAGGGCGGCGTGCGGCCAGAGCTTCCCGTCGGCGAAACAGACCGGCACGCTGACCGCAGCAGCGGCCATGAGGACAGAGAGCGCGAGCTGGACTTCAACGACAACGACTATCCTTTCCCACCATGAGTGTAGCACCCCACCGATTTCGCGCCTACCGCGCCCCGCCCACCCTGAGCCGTCAGGCTGTGGCCATGGCCACGCCTTCATGCCCGGTGGCGGTAGGCGCGAAATCTTCACCCCACATGTAACTTTCTTTATCACCTGCCTGTTGGCCGGACTGGTGCGCGATGCATCGGCCCGGTCGCTTTTTACTACCCCAAGGCGCGTGTGGCGTGGCCGACTTCCCCGTTCCCCATCCCTATTTTTCTACAAAAAAATTGTAACTTTGTAACTTAGACTGAGAAAAAGGGATAATCTTTTGAAAAAGAATGGAGTTATACATGTTACACTTTCGGTTACACTTTCGGTTACACTTTTGAGGAAAAGTGTAACTGACAGGAGGATGACGGTTACAGAACCGCTGGTTACACATTGCCAATGCCGACAGAAAACTGTAACACCTTTCATGATGCTTTTTGTATCTATTGGTTTTCAAAATATTAGGTATTTTTGCGTCTTGGTTACAGTTTTACACATTTTTTGCACGAAATTGTATAGGATGGCGTAAATGTATCGGAAATATTTTATATCTTTGCGGCATGAAAGAGGCTCGGAAGGATAAAAAAAGCCGTTATGTGGTCTGGGTGCATGTCGCCCAGTATGTCTGCCGCTACCTCGTCGATAACTTTGGCGTGGAGGATCCCGACATCAAGAATCTGGTCAACATCTCCGGCGATCCGGGACTGATGGCCTTCTTCACACCGCGTTTGGTCAAGAGCAACCACCGCTATGACAAGCGCACAGAGACACGGAAATACGGCTACCGTTCTGCCAAGGTGGCCATCGAGGTGAGTGCTTCCCGTTTTGCACGCAGCGGCTGGGCATTGTCGGCGACAGATGAAGCGGCACTGGCCAAGCTGTTGGAACTGCGCTGCAAGGGCATCCTCTTAACGTTCCTCACGGCACACTACATGATCAGTGGCGATGTTGCCGCCAGCATCCGTGCTTTCTATCGCAAATTCCACCAGACGGAGGAGACGTGGCCCTACGACTCCATCCGCAAGATTTGGAACAGGAACCAGTCCACAACAAGCAAAAAGACCATAAAAACACAGCTGGAGCGTGAAATCATAGAAAAAATTATGGTGCAATTGTCTACTTTTGGGACAATCACCGAAAAAGGGTTAGCAGTGTATGAAAACCATTGAATTCAACTTCGACAACGTGGGCGGGATGAGCCGCCTGTATCTCATCGAGGCAGCAGATGTACTGCGGGTGGATACGAACGTGGCAAACAGGTGCGTGCGCCCGGTACTGGATGACTTCGCGCGCGTATATAATATAGAGGTGTATGGGGGTGATGACTTCCAGTTCACGGAGGATATGACGCTGGAGGAAGGCGGCTTGGCTTACGCTGTCAGCATTTCGGGCTTCATTCCACGGATGGATAACCTCGTGACCGTGGCAGAGCTGGAACGCGGCGAGTGGATTGCCGTGCACCGGGATGCCAACGGCACCGTGCTGATGAGTGGGACGCGGGAAGTGCCGCTGCACTTCATCAGCTCGAAGAACACGGGGACGCCCTCGACGCGCAACGGCACGGCGTTCCGTCTTCAGGCCACAGAGGCCATGTCGAGCATGATTGTGGACGTGGGTGCGCTGGAGTTTGACTGACCCGGCGGGCAAACCGACACATCAACCCGCATGGGCGGGCAGGGGTTGAGAAATAGCCTGAAAAGAGATTATTGGAAGGGAACCTGTCTCTTGGATGATGCGCTGCAAGGGATTATCTTTGCAGTGCAATTCTTTTTTTTACCCATGAAACAAGCTACTCTGAAAATCTACAACCCCATCGACAGCTACGGCTGGCAGCTGTGGCGCGTACGCTCGTTCCTCGCTGAACACGCCAAGGATGAGGTCATCATCGAGGTGAACAGCCTCGGAGGCTCAGTAAACGACGCTATGATGATATCAAAAGAGATTCATGACCACGGGAACGTGACAGTGCGCCTGCTGGCGTTCTGCGCCAGTGCCGTGACATGGATGGCCTATGGCGCCAAGCGCGTGGAGATTGCCGACGATGCCCTGTGGCTGTGCCATCAGGCCAGCGTGGGTGTGAGCATCTATGCAAGCCTGAATGCCGACGAGCTGGAACGCACCATCCTCGACCTGCAGAAGTCGAAGAAGCTGGCAGAGGCCACCGATCTCATCATCGCCCGCAAGTATCTGGACAAGGCTACCGCCAACGGCAAGGATACCAATCTGGCAAAGGTGCTCGACCTCATGAAGGAGGAAAAGTACCTCACCGCTCAGGAGGTGCTGAATCTGGGCTTCGTCGATGCAATCATCCACGGCGCCAAGAGCATGACGAACGAGGTGCGACAGTTCGTGGTCGAGAACCATGCTGCACTGCAGATGCCCGACGTCCCGGAAGTGAAGGAACAGCTGGAGGATGAAGGCCTGGTGGCCCGTGTGCGCAACATCGTGACGGAACTCTTCGGTGCTCGACAGCCGGAGAAAACTATAGAGAACAATGAAACCGACAAACACCCCCAAAACAACAGTGAAATGAAAAAGCAATTTCTTCTCATCAATGCGCTGCTCACAGTAACAGCGCTACAGGCGGGCGAGGACGGTAAGGTCACGCTCACCCAGGACCAGCTGCAGACCATCGAGGACGCGCTGGCACAGAAGAAGGTCGCAGACCAGGCTGTCAAGGAGGCCACCGAGGCCCTCGATGCCATCAGCGACAACGTGAAGTCTATCGACGGACTGAAGAACAAGGTCATGGCCGTGAAGACCGTGCTCGACCGCACGCCCCTCATGGCTCCCGTCACTCCGGCTCCCCTGGAGAAAACGGAAGACCAGAAGAAAGCCGAGGAACTGTCCGACTCCGCAAAGGATGAGGTCAACCAGGAGGCTAAGAATCTCTAACCTCATTAACACCTTACAACTATGGATCTGACAAAACCTATTGACATCACTGCGGTGCAAGCCGCCGTGAAAAAGCATCAGGATCTGCTGGTGTCTATCCGCGACAAGGAGGCAGACCGCCTGCTCTCGCTCTTCGCTCCCCTGCCGGGTGTGAAGGACAGCATCACCATCGGACGCACGGAACTGGGCAGCGTGAGCCGCGGCTACACGGGCGAGTTCCTGGGCCAGCTGAAGAGCGGGCGCATCGTGCCCCGCACACTGACCGTCCACCGCGTGGTCATGGAGATGGACGACGAGCCCGAGCGCTACCGCCGCTGGTACCTGGGCGACATCGCCGCCGGACTCATCCCCAACACGCATCCCTTCGAAATCTGGCTGAACAACTACGGCATCCAGTGTGCCTCTGAGGACCTAGCCGCCGCATTGCTCTGTGCCATGCGCAACGAGGCGAAGCTGAAGGACGGCGTACAGTATGCATTCGACGGCCCACTCACTATCGTTGAGAAGGAGATTGCCGCCGGCAATATCTCCGTGGCCAAGGGCAACATGTACGAGACAGGCGAACTGACCCGCGCAAACGTGGGCGACAAAATGCTGGCCATGTGGCGCAGCCGACCCAAGAGCTTCCGCGACAAGCCTTCTGAGATGTGGATCAGCTCCGACGTCATGGATCTCTACGTCGATTGGCTCGAGGATCAGGGCGTGCACGTCACAGGCACCACGGGCGAGGCCACCGAGGAGACCACCTACCTGCGCAATACTGGCAAGAAGGTGAAGCTCGTGGTGGTACCCTACATGCCCGCAGGCTCCCAGTTCATCCAGCTGATGCTCCCACGCACCATCTTCTACGGCTTCGACAAGTCCTCCGACATGAAGCAGCTGACCCCCTTCGCCAGTGGCAACCCCTACCACTACACGGCCACGGGCAGCTACGTCATCGGCTTCCAGCTGGTGAGCATCAACGGGCTCATCTACTGCTGCAACGAACGACCCATCGTCACCTACAGCACAGCCACCGAAACCACCGGCAAGAAACCCATCGAGGAAGGCTGGTTCGTCAAGGAAGGTACCAAGTACGTGCTCGCAACGGACGAGACCGTGCAGAGCAACACCACATACTACGTCCGCAATGTCTAACCTCTAATGCAATAGTCTTATGAACAACTGCATTGCACTCGCAGATATTGATGAAGCCATCAACTGCGCTGACATAGACAACGTTGGAGGACTTGTCCAAGAAATCTATATTGGCTACGCTGAGGATGTCGCCACATGGCCTAAGCTTCCAGCTCCAGCTGGCGATAGCTCGACAATGTCACTTGCTGACGCTGGTACATGGAATGGCGATATTGTCCAGAAAACGGGCAAAAAGTTCTTCAAGGTCGTCTATACCGATGAAACCGGCACATTCACCATCACGCAGCAGGGCGAGCAGGGCGCTGAGTCTTACCTCTACCAGCTCGACATCTCCCGCGCCAAGATGAATGCGACAATCTTCGGTTTCGAGAATGCCATCCGTGGCCGAAAGCTCGTGATCATCGTCAAGGACAAGAACGGCGTCTGCTACCTCATGGGCGACTCCCTCAATGCAGCCAAGATGATTGCAGCCGATGCCAGCACCACCGGTACGGCTGTAACGGATAAGAACAACGTACCGCTGCGATTCACCTACGCATGCCCCCGCAAGCTGGTCTACGACGGTGACACAGTGAACATCCTGGAGGAAAAAACGAGCGGAACGGCACAGCCCTAAGAGCCCTTGCATAATTAGCTGAGTTTGGTCGCCTGAGTAAGTATGGTTACTCGGGCGACCTCTCTATTATTATCCAATGTCCTACAACCGCTACCGAAAACGCAGTATCTTTGCAGCGTTTCATCAAAATTAGGAATTATGAAAATGCAACAAAGTACCTTCCAGAAAGCCGCAGACTGGCTGAATGGAACAAAGAGAATTTTCAGCGAAGGGCTGTCCATTCTGAAAGAGGCAGCCTTCAAACCGGCTGTCATTCTAAAGCTTGAACGCGACGGCGACCAAGGACCTGCTGCACGGGAACGGCTGGAATTCCAGATGCGGGAGTACGTCAAGGCTTTCGGATTTACCATGGATGTGCCCGATACGGATGCAGAGCTGCACGTATTCGACGGACAGGAAGCTCCCGCCGATCAGGACGAGCAGCAGCAGCTGGACATCATGAAGGTCGCGGAGAAGATGGAAACCGGAGAAATCCAGACTAAGGAAAAAGTGGCTCCCAAGATTGTCTATTCCTATGCCGTAGCCTACCGCAACCGAGAGAAAGCCATGCGCCTCATGCGAGAGGCTGGCGAGCAGAACGACGAGGAATCCATGGCACGACGCAAAAAGCTCTCCGACGAAATCGAACAGTGCACAGCCCTGATGGAGCGCCTCTATCCGCTCTATGAGCGATACCAGAGTGGTGCAGACATTTCGGAGGAAGATGTCGTCAAGGCCCTGGAGGAGTCCTCCACAGCCATAGACTCCACTTCATCCGAAAACTCTGCTGCCACCAACAGTCCTGCGGATCATACCTCCGACTCCCCTGCTGGGATGGCCCCTGGTGAACTCGAAGGCAAGAGCCGCGACGAACTGCTGAAGCTGAAGAAGAACGCACAGGTGCGCCTCCTTCGCACCGAGAATAAACTGCTCTACCAGAGCGAGAAGAAGCTGGAAGCAGAGAACCCCATGCCAGAAGGACCCGAACGCGTGAAGCTCGAGACTCGCGCTGAGAACATCCGAAAAGAAATCGAGGCTATTGACATGGTCATCGCTAAATTCGGATAATGCTATACCATATCTCCTCCCCTGAAACCACGCTGCCCACACCGGCTATGCAGCCGACAGCGGGCAAGGTCTGCGCCTGCGATTTCGCCGACCGCAGTGAGATGGTGGCCACCATGCTGCTCGCGCCAAAAGGGCTCGGACAGATCCAGACGGGGCTGGAGAAGCATTTCTACTCCAAGGGGGCTTTCAACCTTTCTCAGCTCGTGCTCTACCTGCTCCGGCAGACAGGCCCGGCTCATGTGTTCCTCTCTTCCTACTCTATCGCTGAGGACAGCCTGGCTGCCCTGAAGCGTAGAGAAGAAAAGGGAGAGCTGCTATCGATCAGGTTCCTCATCGACAACCGCGTGCGCAGCATCAGTCCTAAGCCGTTCGCATACCTCGCAGAGGCATTCCATGGCAAGTACAGGTGCTGCGCCCTCCACGCCAAGGTGGCGCTACTTTGGAATAGTGAGTGGCACGTCGCCGTAGTCACGTCGATGAACGCCACTCACAACCCCAAACTGGAACGAGGTATCATCTATACCTCCAAGGAAATCTTCGATTTCGACCTCAAAACATTGGAAAATGAATTTGACCAAGGAACAACGTGAACAGCTGGAGCAGATGGGATACACGCTTATCCCTCCTCAGCTGGCTGCCATCAATCTGGAAGTGGACGAACTGGAGTTCCTGATGGAGCTGAAAACCGTCGGATCTGAAGTGCGACAGGCATACTACCGCGGATACCTGCGCCAGCTTGTGGAGACGCGGCAGGCCATCGTCAAGGCCGCACACAACGGAAGCAACCCTGCACAGGTGGAGCTTCTGAAACTCATTAACAGAATGCAACAAGCCATCGACCATGCATAAAAACGCAATTGCAAAGCGAGGTGCACGAACCATCGATGAGGAGCGATTCGAGACCATACGGAACCATATCCTGGATCCTGAACAATACCCTCTGCAGACAGTTGAGGAGGAACGGCAACTGAAGCGGGTGCAGCAGGCGGCCATGCTCATGCAGGAATATCCCAACGAGGCGCACGTCATCACACTCATGCTGCAGAGCCACCGCGTCAGCCGTACACAGGTCCGACGTGACATCGCACTGGCGAAGGAACTGTTCAAGACGGACTTCAACTTCGACTGGGACTTCTGGCGCAGCTGGCAGATCAAGGACCAGCTGGAGCTCATCCGCGAAGCGAAGATGCGAGGCGACCTGCGCGAGTGGAACAACGCCAAGAAACTGCTGCATGAGATCATCGGCGAGAAGCCGGAGGGCAGCGAGGATCCGCGGCGCATGGAACGGAACCTCTTCATGGTGCAGATCATCAATGCCGACGGCCGCACCATGCAAATCCCCCTCGACCGGCTACGCTATTCCGCAGAGGACGTGGCCACACTCGTCGAAAGTATGGACGCGCCCATCGATGATGCCCAGGCTACGGAAATCATGAACTCATAAAGCTATGCAAAAGAAACTGACGAACAAACGCCTCGTGTCCCGACTGATGGACATGAAGCATATAGACCGAATTGTCATCAATGACCATGCCGTGACGGTCCGCATCAAACAGTCGCGCGTGGATCAGCACCGGGTATCGGCCAATGACTTCGTGGAGATCTCCAATGAGGTGGGGCAGCCTCAGGCAACCCCACTCACTTCCAAAGGCAAGGACGGGCAACTCGAACTATGGATCCGATTCGAAAGATACTGAGATGAAGAAAGAGGGCATCTGGGAAGAAGACATACGCGTAAACCCGCCGCAGATGACATTCATGCTGCTGCCCGCGCGCCAGAAGTACCTCGTCTGGAGCCGAGGTACCGGCAAGTCGTTCATCGTCGGCGCAGAGGTCGATGAGAACGTGCGTCTGATGCCACGTGGTATCACCACACTGGCACAGGCCACATACGGGCAGGCACTCACAAAGACGCTGCCGTCAACCTTCAAGATGCTGGAGATGCTGGGGCATCGAAAGTACGATCCCAGGACGGGCATCGGCGACTACGTGGTATGCCGACAGCCGCCAGCTGGATGGTACCTGCCCTATGAGCACCTGCTCAGCTTCGAGCACTGCATCACCTTCTCCAACGGCCACGCACTCTACATCCTCACACAGGACGGAAACAGCCGAGGACCCAACGCAGACTACAACATCACCGACGAAGCCCTGACGCTGGACAAGGAACAGTTCGACCAGGAAGTGGCACCGACAAACAGAGGCAATGAACACGTCTTCGGCCGACTGTCGCAACACCCGCTGCTGAAGCACCATGGCAACACGTTCCTCTCGTCCATGCCCTACGAGCCGGAACAGAAGTGGCTGCTCGAACCGGCCAAGTACTACGAGGAGGAACGAGGCGTGCAGCTCTTCGACGTCTGGAACCGCATCGTACGCCTGCAGATGACGCTCGTGGATGCCCGACTGGCGGACGATGCCGCGCAGTTCCGAGAGGTGTGGAACGAGGTGCTGCGCCTACGGCGACAGATACAGCCCTTCGTCAGCCAGGACGGCACGCTGTTCATGCTGGCCTCGATCTTCGACAACATCGCCAACGTGGGCATGTCGTACATCGTCAACCAGTACAAGGTGATGGCCAAACTGCAGTTCATGATCGAGATCCTGAACTACGTGGTCGATAAGATTGACCACTGCTACTACCAACTCTCGGATCAGCACAAATACTACCACGCCGACAACGACGCCTTCATCCGCGACTTCGCCGAGGACACGGACTTCGCCTGGGCGAAGCTGGCAGAGCGCGACAGCCGCATGGATGCCGACTGCAATCCCTCGGAACCGCTGGAGGTGTGCTTCGACTGGGGCTCTTCTGCATCGTTCATGGAGGTGGCTCAGCCATCGCATTTCGACTGGACGACGAAGACGCTCATGCCCGACCGCATCGTCGACAACACCATCAACGAGTTCTTCGTCAAGCGCGAGGAGGAACAGGACACCGAGGTCAATGCCCTCGTGGACCGCTTCGCCAGCTACTATCGCCACCACTCCAACAAGCTCGTCATCTTCTATCGCGACCGCTATGGCGACGCACACCGGGCCAACAGTCGAAAGACATATAACGAACTGGCCATAGCACGCCTGCAGCGCCACGGGTGGACCGTGGAGACGCGCACCCACCGGGGCATGGAGCCGCCACAACATGACAAGTATCTCCTCTGGTCATACATCCTCGCAGAGACCGACCGCCGCTTCCCCGTCAAGCGCTTCAACGCACAGCGCTGCAAGTACATCCTCATCAGCATGAACAACACCCGGGTCCGCCAGTTGCCCACCGGCCGCTTCGAGAAGGACAAACGCTCGGAGCGCAACGACAGCATACTGCCCGAGGAAGCCACGCACTTCGGCGACGTCGTGGACAAACGCATCTGGACCAAATACGGCGACCTGCTGCAGAAGCAGTACTCGTTTGTCGACATCCGCGTGTAGCGACACCCGGTTGTCACCCCTCACTTATTCTTCCACCTCTGCTTCTGTAAATGGAACTCCGTGATGTCTGTCGCGGGGTTCTTTTTTTGTATCCTATAGTCACGATGCCGGATGCCATCGCCAACGGAGTTCTGAGGGCTGCGTGCGGGCACATGGTGCTGCGCATACCTCGCTGGTGACTATGCTCCTGTCCGTGGACGCTCCACGCCGGTTGCAGGGCAAGGGCTGCTGTAGCGGGCGCAACCGGAGGTCATGGAGTTGTCGTCGTGAGTTTTCAAGGGTGAATGAACAAACGACTTTTTCCGCTGCAAAGGTAATTCGCCGTCTTCCGCTGCAAGGATGTCCGGAGGACTTGGCTTCAATAATTATTTTCAAACAAATAAGCCGTGCCCAGGGGCTGACTGATTTCTGCTGGCGCCCTGAAGGGTGAAAATAATTATCTGCGTCCTTGCACCGATGCACCTGGCTTACCTTGGTAGAGCAACGTAAAAAATCTATTCATTCACCCCTAAAAACTTCATCACAATGACAACTCCCTACATGACCTCCAGCTTCCGCACCCGCAGACACCGCCGTTGCCTACTCAGCAACCAGTTCACCGTTGAGATCCAGGACTTCGACGGAGACCAGTTCACCTACGAGGTATGCGCCGAGTCGCACCACGAGGCCGCACGCGAAGCCCACGAACTGGCCTATGCCGACGGCATACAGATCAACATCATGACTATCTACGAATTCTAATGTTTAACCCCTTAACAATAACAGACATCATGGAAAAGAAGATGATCGTAGCAGAGATGGTTCAATCCAACAAGAGCGACAACCAAGTGTGGCACGTCCACGTCACCGGAGTCGACAACCCCGAACTGCAGGGCTACTGCAAGCAACCACTCGCCGCCATACGCCTGGCCTTCATCCTGAAGCAACGCAGTGGCTTCACCATCTCGGACACCTCCCTGCAGACGCTCCGGCAACTGCACAAGGCTTCGAAGCAGCCCGCAGAACCCGCGCAGCCCGCAGAACCCGAGGTCACTGTGCCCGCAGGTTCTCCAGAAGGGGATTCCACCCCGGCCAAGCAGCGCAAGACCCGCCGCACCAAGCGAGAGAAGGCAGCCCAGTGAGGCTGCTTTCTCCGTAATTGTATGACCAACTGAAAGGAGATACGGCCATGTTGAAGTACGCACTCTATGATTACATCCCCCGCCGGCAGCAACGCCGGGCCACCTTCGAGCAGCAAGAGACGTGCCGCCGCATCCTTGACTTCAAGGACGGACGCACCTACGCCAAGCAGTGGGCGGCCACGGAGATAGGACGGGCACTGCGCGCGGCGCAGCTCAGCGAAGTGGTCATCGTGTGCGTGCCGGCAAGCTGTCAGCACACCTACGTGCGACGCTACAAGAAGTTCTCGCAGATGCTGTGTGCCATCCTCGGGACGGCCGACGGCTTCGATTGCATTGAAGTCATCGGCCATCGCAGGAAGGCACACCATGGAGCGCCCAGAGACGAGCGCCTGGTCCAAAACGTCGCCATCAGCAGCAGCCTCCGCGGACGCAAGGTGCTGCTCATTGACGACATCTACACCACAGGCGCGACATCGGATGCCTTCATCCGACGGCTCAGCGCCATGGGCGCAACGGTCTGCGGTGCTGTGTTCCTGGGTAAAACCCGCCGACACAGGACCGCATGACCAATAAGCTGCCGCAACCCCAAGGGGCAACAGAGAGTGTCGCGCCTACCGTTCCCGCCCACCCTGAGCCGTTCACAGTGGCCAAGGCCATTGTTCATGCCCGGGGACGGTAGGCGCGACACCACAGCGCACGGGTGCCACGCTCCCGCAGACACATCGCCGTGCAGGTCACGCCCACACATCTTCTATATGTCCGCGCCTGCGCCCACGCATGAAGCTGGTGGCCGTGACTTGCACGGCGAAGAGCCTGCTGGGACTTTCCATCGAGAGCATAGGACTATGCACTCGACTCAACACCGCAGCGCACGGGTGCCACGCTCCCGCAGACACATCGCCGTGCAGGTCACGCCCACACATCTTCTATATGTCCGCGTCTGAGCCCACGCATGAAGCTGGTGGCCGTGACTTGCACGGCGAAGAGCCTGCTGGGACTTTCCATCGAGAGCATAGGACTATGCACTCGACTCCGCACCGCAGCCCAAGGACTGCGCCCGCGCTGCGGTGCAGGACAAGGCTCGCTGCGCTGCGCTCTGCCGCTGCGCCAGCGACTGCGCCGCCACCGCCCGCAGTTGCACCGAGGGGGGAGGGTGCCCGTCATATTTCCTAAATGACTGCGGTGAGGGCTGCGCCGCGGCTTAGGGCGCGTCGGGCTTCGCTGTGAGAAAAAGGCCTCATTTCTCCAAAATGGAGGCCTGTTTTCCGCATACTCAGTGGGTTTTTCATTCCTTTTAACATTCATTAGCTTTCGGCATTTCGGGGCGAACCAAAAGCGCCCTGCGCCGCTCCCAGGGCGTTGGAAGCAGCGCAAAAAAAAACGCCCTCAGCTTCACAGCTAAGGGCGTCAAGAGATCTTTTTAATGAAGTTTTCCGAGTTCAGCAGGAAGCTGCCACGGTACGGATAACCGTTAGGCGTATGCGGTGACGGCACGGTCAATCAGGGGTACGGTGCCTATGTCTTGGAGGAATTGCTTCATGCCAGCATGAATCTTATCCAAAGTTGCCTGACGGGGTTCCTTGATGGCGCTGGCATACTGACGCAGCTGTGCCGCGTTCATACCGATGTACTTTGCAAAGGCAGAGATGTTGAGGGGATAGTAGTCGAAGAAAGCTCCTACATCGAAGAGATAGGTGAATTCAAGCTCGGGCCACTCCTCACCACGCTCTTCTGCAAGCTCCTTGCATTCCTGAGCGGAGACCTTAATGTCCTCCATCGCCTCACGGGCTGTGCCGCCATAGCCAATAAGCCCGTATTTGGACCAATCCTCCGCTACAAAGCATGAGAAATTACGCTCTCCCTTGCCTTTTTCCACAATTACAGTCAGTTTCTGCTTCATATTCTTAATATAGATTGTAGAGTCAAAAAGAGAGACCTTAAACACTCAGAATTTGAACTGGCAGGAAAGATAGCCCGGGCCTAAAGCCCGAGCTGTCTAAGAATAGTTCTGAGAGTTCCGATCGGAATCTCTTGGGTTCCATGCCGTCCGATGATGGTTATTCGCCCGTTAGCGGGGTTCAGCCATTTCTCGTGGCGGCTTCCTGCATGAAGTGGAAAGCATCCTGCTTTCATCAACCTCCTTTTCAGTTCGTTGTACTTCATTGTGTGAAAGATCTCTTTGTCATCCCTTTCGGTTTGACAATGCAAAGGTAGCAATTTGGTTGCTATTATGCAAATATTTTAGGGGAAAGTTATCATTTTCGCTACTTTTTCTTGTTCTTAGCCTGTTTTTGCCTACCTTTGCAGCACGAAAACAGCACTTTTATGACAAATATCCTCATCATAGCAGGCTTTTTCATCATCAAAATCGGTGCCGCTGGATGGCGCGGATCAGTCAGCCATCGGCGTGATTGGACAAAGGAAGGATGCGAGAAGATGAGGGTTGGCGATAAAGAGTACTGGGTGTGATATGTCTATAACTTCATAAATAACAGAAATGAATGGTGTCGAAGTTTTTGCAATACTTGCTATAATTATAATAGTAGTTATTTTCTTCGGTAATATTGTCTCTAGTATTGAGAAAAATAAAAAGATCGCGAGACGCAACGAGGCAATCGAAGCTCGAAAGGTCGAGGAGAAAAGTGAGGAACAGCGGAAGAAAGAGTTAGATGAGTATTGGGCAAGGATAGATCAAGAACGAGCTAAGGCTGCTGCACAGGCGGCGAATTCTCAGTCGCTTGTTACTCAGGATGACAATGAAACAGGGGAACAGGATGTAAGCGTTTCTGAACAACGCCCATTATATTCTGTGGTTAGCCCGGAGTTACTGGCGAGAGCTGAAGCCGAGAAGAAGGCTAAACGCCTTGCCAGACAAAGAGAGCTTCGAAAGATGACGCCGGAAGAAAAGCAAGCTGACAGAAAGAAAAGAGAGCTTCAAAAGCGAAAGAAGGAGGCCAATGATATTTTCTGTGATCAGAAATCACCCATCAAAGATTATTCCAACCTCTCTCCAGAGGCTGCAGAGCGCAAACTGGAGCGTTTGAAGGAACGTGACGGATGGGTAGATGATGATGTGTATCGTGGCTTGATGAAAATAATCAATGGTCACTATCCGGTGGACTATATTCCATACGAGGTGACTCATGCAGATCCAGCTGCCGTGGAATCATGGTTCAGGAAAACCTATGAGACCGCTGAATATGGCATCTCGAATGCCGTGTTTAAAGAGGTTGGGGATATTCTGAAACCTTATCATGAAGCGCAGTTGCTTCATGAATTAGAGAGCGTGGAACCTGCGAATGTTGTTTCATGGATGGATAGTAAGAAGAAAGACGGTTTCTTTTTCTCTGACTTAGTCTATGAAAAGATGAAAAAGAAATGGCTTTCACAGTATGAATGAGGCTATATCAGCATATTTGCGGCGAGAAATTAAGTTTTCTCGCCTTTTTCTTTGTCAATTCAAATAATCGCCTTACCTTTGCAGCGCTACAAAACCAAAGAACCCTCGGGTTCCCGTCGAGCATCGGTCACCTGCTCACTCCCTCGGTGGGCATTTCTTATGCCTTACGAGGATTCCCTCTGAGAGGGATTATAAAGGCGGCTGCCTATACCCACCAAGTATTTAGCTCTTCGGGGCCGAAGTTCTTTGGTTGTTGTAGCAAACGGGGTATGGCAGCCGTTTCTCTGTCTATAATGCTACAACAACCAAAGAACTATGGAAACAAGATCCATGAACCTGGGCCAGAGGCCCGCAAGTGCTAAACAAGTAGCACTGAACGCAATTTTCTTAAAGCTGAGTGCCATCATCGGACGCTGCACCGATGCCGCCCTCATCCATCGCACGACGGTGGGAGGGGTGGCGCTGATGGGCGGCATGGTGCTGGCCACCGGGGCTGACAACATCCCGCAAGCGCTGCTGACGCTGGCCGCCTTCATGGTGGCCGGGGCGTGCCTCCACGAAAAGGAGGAGAAAGGGGGTGAGGCATGAATCTCTATTTCATAAAAGTTCAGACGTATAACTCCGTGAATAAGATGGGCAAGGAACTGGGCGAATATGTGCGCCTCAGATATGACAATACCCTTGTAAACGAAGAACTTTTCCCAGAGGTGGTCAAGGATCTGAAAAGGGTACAAGATGAACTGGAGAAGAAGTATCAGAGGTGCAAGCCCTTTGAATACCACGAACAGTTGTTTAAGGATTTTTACGGCCTTGAGAGTCCAAACATATACGTGAAGCCGCAGAACACCTACAACGACAACATCGTTTACGGTCTAAGCACCACGGTCGTGCGCAATGCCGTCGAACAACAAGAACCCGAGCAGGCCGGAAACCCGATTACTATCAATCCCCCAAAAACTGAAGATCATGAATAAGAATAATACAGAGGATCCGCAGAGCGTGACCGTGGCCATGGGCAGCTATAAGATAACGCTGAACGAAGAGCAGGTAGAGGTGCTGGCACTGCTGGCACAGGATGACTGGGCAACGGTGCGCGAGATGGTGAGCTTCGGCGATGCCGTGGTCACCGCTCTGGCATTGGGCGACCAGTACCGCCCAAGCGACGAGGGCGCTGCCGCTGCCGTGCGCGTGGTGGCGGACATGAAACAGCTGTTGTACTCAATGATAGGAGACCGATCGTATGGGCAATTCCAGTAAGAAACAAAATGCGGAGCAGACCGCCAAGGGCGGCGACTGCCTGAGCGACCGCGAGCTCTTCCGCAAGATGATTGAGAACCTGTACCAGCCCAACGACGACGTTCCCGGACACGAGGAGACGCGGCAGCTGGTGACAAGCCGCGACCTCCAGTATCGATACCGCGACATGTGCACGGTGTCGGTCTCGACAGTGGCCAGCGTGATGCAGGAGCTGGGCTACACGTTCACTTTCGTTACGGGTATCCCATATTGGGTGGTATACGACAAAATCGAATGAAAGCGTATGTGTCCCACCCAGTGTTAGAACTGCCACGATATCTTTGCACTGGCTAAAAATTTTTTTAATTTAGTTAATAAGGTTTTTTTGTGAGGGTGCCGTCCGTGAGGATAGCACCCTTTTCCTGTCCCACGCCCATCCCAACGTTTGTTGTACCTTTGTCGATGAAAAGCAAAACGAGTGACACCTTATTATATATTATGTACAATATGAGTGAACAAGTGAAACGCGAACGCTGCCGGATGTGCACCTGGGTGTTCATCGCGTGCTTCGTATTGTCGGTGGCACTGATCGTCGGCGGCTTCTTCGTGCCGCCCATGGGCATCATCGACGGCTCGGTGCTCACGGCCGTGGGCGAGCTCATCGTCTTCCCGGCACTGGCCTTCGGCATGCGTGCCGTGGAGCTGGGCTACGAGCTGAAGATCTCGCACGGCCAGACATCGATGGCCATATCCAAGGACGAACACGACGGTGAAGGAAAGGAGGCCGGCTATGAGTGAGAGAGCACGCATACTCACATCACTGCTCGCGATGGCGGCATGGCTGGCTGTAGGCTGCTTGCTGGTCCGCTACTGCTCCAGGACGGTACCGACGGATGAGAACCCCATAGTGGAGCTGCACATCGACACGCTGTGGCTGCACGACACCATCCTCACGGCCGGCCCAGTGGTCGTCCGCGAAGAGGTGCGCGAGGTGCCGGCCGACGTCGATACGGCGGCCATCATCAGCAGCTACTTCACTGCCCGCACGCTGACGGACTCCTTCCGACTGCGCGACATGGCCACCGTGCGCATCACCGACACGCTTTTTCAGAATGACATCATCGGGCGGGCAATCGACTTCGACCTGGCACAGCTCGATGTCTCCTACGATATACATGAGCATAGGAAAGGAACCCCGGCACGACTGGCACTCACCGTCGGCGTGCAGCTGGGACGCGAGCAGGCGGCACTCATGGGCGGCGTCCGCTTCAAGCGGGCTGAGCTCGGCGTCGGATACGACTTCCGCCTGCACGCTCCCAGTATCACACTCAAATACGATATCATGCAATGGCAATAACGACAACACAACTCGCTGCAAGCTACTTCGTACACGACGTACCCGATGTCAGATGGACGTCGGCGGCAACAGCCGCACGGGTGCGTCTGGTCATTACGCCGCAGAACGGCAATACCGTTGATTTTACAGAAACATATGTGGCTGATGCCGATGGTGCTGTGACACTGCGCGGACTGGCAGAACTCATTGAACCCTATGTCAAGCCATGCCCTACGCCGCTGCGTCAGGATTTGGTGGTGCGACATGGCGTATGGCTGGCAACGGTGGTGCGTGCCGCATTCACGGCCCAGCTCTATGACGCTTCCGGGACGACAATACAGCCAACCTTCCATTCCTATGCCTACTATGCCAGCCGCCGCACGTCGGTCACACCAGGGGCTACTGCCGTGTGGCTCACACGCTACACGGAGCGAACAATACTTGCCGTGCAGCCCGTATGCCTAAGCGTACTGCTCATGGATGGCATGTCGGCACGTTTCGTCGTTGAGGGCGTGTCCGAAGGCACTGTGCAGACTGCCACGGTAGGTATAGACCTCAGTAGCGCCGCCAGCGGCGCAGCTAACGGAACGGCACCAGCATACGCCGCCGTGGTGCACTATACAGTTGCAGACATCGCCGAGGCAGCTGCTGTGGGGCAGGTGCAGCGTGTCACGGCAGAGCTGATGAAAGGCACGACGGTGGCCGATAGTGTGACGTTCAACATCGACCGCTCTCACCACGCTCAGCAGCGTGTGGTGGCTTTCACTAACTGCTTCGGCATGTTGGAGACGGAGGCCTTTACCGGCACAGACGCTGAGACAACGGAGCTTGATAACGAATATGCATGGATAGATCGCGACTTTGAGAAGACTTACACTCGCGAAGTGACAGAACACCGCCTCGCAGCGCGCTTCAGTGACAAAAACCGCCGTAACAGTCTGAGAGACATCACAGCCTCGTCAGATGTCTATCTCATACATGAGAACGGAAAGGACTGCTGGCAGAAGATGACCGTCACGGCGTTAGAAATGACTGACAGCCATCCGCATACCTCACCGCCGACGGCGTATCTGACGCTACGTCCATCGGCCATGCATCAGGAAACGGTCCTGCGACAGGGCGATACAGACCCCAGCCAGACACGTCACAGAATCTTCGATTATACACACGATTATACATTCAATTAGACACTTTAGCCTAATGTTTATATTTTATTGGTTGTAAATGCAAAACATCATTGACATTATATGAATACATCAGAGCCGAAATTACTCTTCCGCAGCCAGGTGCTCGACGAGATGGACGTGCGCTTCCGCCCTGACGGGCGCCGGCGCATCTTCTCCATCAAGTTCGTCACGGCTGAAGGCAAGCTCATCTACTTCCCACAGGCCTATGCCTGCGGCGCCGGACGCATGAACAACAAGGTCTTCCGCGTGCGCGGCGTACAGGCCTGCGACTGCCAGGGCAACCCCGAGCCCGGCATACACGTCTATCCCGTCCGAATCTATAACATCGTACAGTACAATGGACATCCTGTTCAATAAAGAGGGCACGCCCCTAATCATGCAGTCCTCCGCCGTCTTCGGCGAGAGCACCGGGCGCCCCGACAACTACGAGGTGCGCAAGCGCGATATCCTGGCACCCTTCGAGCGCCTGCAGACCTCCTACCTCGAATGGGAGGGCCACCGCATACTGCAGTGGGGTCCCGACAACGACTTCCCGCGCCACGCAGCGAAGGTCGTAGGTGAGACGTCGGTACTCAACACCGGCTTGCGATTCCTGCGCAACCTGACACTGGGCCAGGGACTGTTCGCCTGCCGCATCGAAGGCTACGACGAAAAGGGCAACGAACGCCTGCAGCCCGTTGAAGATCCTCTGCTCACCGCCCTGCTCGGCAGCCGCATGGTGCGCCGCTTCACCGAGGCCGCCTCACGCGACTACTTCAAAATGGGCTGCTCGCCCGTGGAACTCGTGCCCGACGCCACCGGGCAGCGCATCATCGGCCTGAATCCGATCAATGCACTGTATGCCCGCCAGACAGTACCCGATGCCGTGGGGCGATCGAAGTGCATAGTCAGCGGATGCTGGCCCAGCCTGCCCGCCACCATTGAGGGCGACACGCCGCGCGTGCTGGACACCCTCATGGACTACGACCCGCAGCTGGAGTACGACACCCGCCGCCTCCGTGGGGCGTTGAAACAGCCGCTGGTCTATCTCATGCGGGACAGCTGGAGCAACCACGACGTCTATGCCGAACCCGTCTGGCTGCCCGCCTACGTCCTCGGATGGGTGGACATCGCACAACAGGTGCCCAAGTTCCTGAAGAAGGCCTACAAGAACCAGATCACCTGGAAATGGCACGTGCAGATTCCCTACAGCTTCTGGGACCGCAAGTTCCCCCTGCAGGATTACAGCAACCTCGGAGCATCCGGCCTCGAGAAACGCAAGGCCGACATCCAGAAGTATATGGACGACATGGAACGCAACCTCACGGGCGTGGAGAACGCCGAGAAGCCGCTGATGACGATGTACGCCGTCAACGAGGCCAACGGCAAGGTGGAGGAGGAGTGGAAGATAAATGCGCTGGACAACAAGTACAAGGGCGGCGAGAACCTCGTCACCTCCGCTGCCGCCAACTCCGAGATCCTCTTCACCCTGGGCGTGAACCCCAACGTCTTCGGCGCCGGCATGCCGGGCGGCACCTACGCCGGCAACCAGGGCGGCTCCAACATCCGCGAGGCTTTCCTGGTGAACATAGCTAACGCCTGGGTGGACCGCCAGAACCTGCTCGACCCCATCTACCTCATGCTGCGCTCATGGGGTTACGGCGACGACATACAGCTGCGCTACCGCAACACGATCCTCACCACCCTCGACACGGGCGCCGGAACCAAGAAGACCCTGAGCTAAATGAAAATATTAAGTCGTAAAATTGTAAATTCCAAAGATGTTCTTCTCAAAAGATAATTGGAACAACGGTCAGGAGATGAATGCCGTCATCCCGGTCTCCTCCGCACTCAGCTTCGAGAAAGTCTATTCCTCCCTGCAGGCGGCCGATGAACTCTACCTCATCCCCGTCTTCGGCTCCGCCTTGATGGCCACCTTCCGCAGCATATATGATAAAGAGGACAAGAGCGGAGATGAGAAGCAGCTGCTGCAGGTGTTGCAGGCTGCCGAAGCCAACCTGGCCTACTACACTAACTTTGATGCCCTGCAGCTGCGCATCACCGACCAAGGCTTCCAGCGCCAGCAGACGGAGAACTTCGGCAGCCCCTACAAGTATCAGGAGGACCGCCTGCGCCAGACATTCAAGAACCGCGGCTTCAACGCCATCGACAGCATCCTCGACCTCCTCGATGCCAAATTTGCCGAACTGGAGGGCTACGCCGAGATGCCCGTCCACGCCACCACCCGCACGGATATCGTGCAACGCACCGCAGAGGTGAACCGAGTACATTTCATCAACAGTTCCCGCCTTGTGTTCCTGCGCCTGGTGCCTATCCTGACGGCCATCAGCTACAACGAACTGCGCCCCCTCTTAGGCTGGCAGCTCTACACCAAGATGCTGCAGGCCCTCGAAGCCGGAACAGCCACGGCCGAAGTCCCCTCCGCTTCTGCATCGGGAGCCCCCTCCCGTACCTACGAGGAACTGCGACAGCAGTGCATCCCCTTCGTCGTGAAGAAGGCCGTGGCACAGCTCCTGCGCGAGACAGGATCCATCACCGACCGAGGACTCTACTTCATCGGGCAGGCTGCCGGAAACTCCGACAACCAGACCGTCACCCCGGCCACGCGACGCGAGGCTCATGACGCTGCCGCCATCGCCGAGGCAGAGGCACAGCGCCATGCCGACACCCTGCTCGCCTTCATCGAATGGAAATGGCCGGAATATTTCAGCGGACATCAAAGCGACGTCTTCAAACGTGACAACAACGATAAAAAAACTTTTTGGGCATGAAAACAATCCGATTCGAATTCCGGGAACATGGCCGCGTGAAGTTTCACACCGCACACATCCCCGAGACTCTCAGCGAGGCCACCGGCCAGCAGTTCACAGCCCTGCTCGCCCTCTCCCAGGGGCGCATCGCAGAGGAACAGTTCTTCCTTAACTTCTTCGGCATCCCGGAGAAGATGCTGCCGCTCCTGGACCTGTGGCAACTCTACGTGCTGACAGACCAGCTGCGTGACATCTGGAAGATGGACAAAATCGACCACTTCCCCATCTCCGAGATCCTTATCCCATGGAACAAAGAGAAGCAGACAAAAGCCCTGCGCCTCATGGCACCCGACGCACAGCTGAAAGGCATGACCTTCCAACAGTTCATGACCGTGGATCAGTTCTACCAGTGGTACGTCTACACGGGCAAGGTTCAATACGTGCTCTCCATGGTAGCCGCACTCTACCTCGAGAAGGACAAGCCCTTCGCCGAGCTGGACATCCAACGCGTCACCACACGGCTGGAGGACTATCCCGACCGCTGGGTGCTCGAAGGCATCGCCTTCAACTGGGGTATGATCCGCACCTGGCTCAGCGGAGCCTATCCCCATCTTTTCCCTGCTGCAGAGCCACAGGAGAATAATGGCACCCAGCCGCGGCCCATCAAGCAGCGCCCCGGCTCGTGGCTGAACATCTTTGACACCCTCGTGGGCGATGATCTGACACGTATCGAGACGTACAAGGAACTGCCCTGCATGGATGTCATCCGCATCCTTGACAAACGCATCAAGCAGCAGAAGGCATGACCGTCAGAGAGTACTTCGAACAGCTGGCCACCGAGCACACGATGGTGAGGCACCGCCCTGAGACGGAGCCTCACTTCGCCTGTTCCATGGACGATGCCGCCACGCTGATGGCCCGACGCCTCCATTACCCCGCCGTCTTCCTCGACGAAGGCGACATGGTGGTAGCCGGAACCGCAGGCGACGAACTGCTGCAGCGACAGTACAGTATGGCTTTTGCAACACACGTGCAGGACTCCGGCAATAAAGCGGAGAAAGAAACCGCTTTCCTGGACACGGAGACTGTCATGTGCGACTTCCTGGCACGCATGATCCGCGATAAGGGTAGAGGCTTGGCACCAGTTCGCCGCTTCTCGCCATTCGGGGCTGAAGCGCACCGGGTCGAGCTGGCAGATGCCGGGCTCTACGGATGGCTGCTGCTCTTCACCCTCGATACCAATCTCCTTACACTCAACTGCAACGACCACTTCACACGATGATAGACCACAAACTCATACAGAGCCTGCTGGCACGAGCCTCCGTAGTTGCCAACGAGACGGAGGACAGCGCCAACGATGCCAATCGCATAGGCACGCTGTTCGCCGACATCATCCGTGCACTGGATTTGTCAGTCACCGAGGATGAGCTGGCCGAGATCATCACACGATATGGCAGCAAACTGTTCCTGTCACGCATCAATCCCGACACAGCCGCCGGACGTATCACAATGGCCGACGGTGTGCAGCTCGGCACGACATTTGCCGGCGGACCTGCAGGTCACGGCGGCGTGCTTGACGGACAGGGGCGTGGCGAGATGCGCTCGCTACGCCTGTGGGAATGGCTCGAGGTGCCGGAGCTGCGCTACAACCGCACACGCGTCATCGTGGGCGACGAGTGGCAGAGTCCCGGAGGCGGCATAATAGAGAGCGTAGATACATCCACGCAGACGCTGACGCTGAAGCTCGAAGAGGGTGAGATAGGTCTTATCGACACCGACGACCTCTGCATGGGCTACTGGCACAGCACAGACGCTACCGTGAACAGCGCAGACAATTATGACGACGGACGCAACAACCGTCGCGTGGCAGGCTTCTATACATGCTATTTCCGCATAACACGCGTGGTAGGGGCAAACAATGCCACTGCCGAGTACGTGCTGCGGGCGACGTCAGAAGCATACCCCGTAGCCATGCACCCGGCAGCGGGCATGCACTTCGTCGTCTTCGGCAACCCAACTAATAAAGACCGTCAGGCCAGCGCCTACCGCACACGCCGCTACACTCGATACGTCACCGGGGTGACGACCTGGGAATTCTCGGCCGCAAACATCGCCATGCAGTTCGGCGACTTGTCGAACTTGAGCATACTCGGCATCAACATGGAGGGGTATTCTGCCTATCTACAGAATATCTACATGTCCGGTCATATAGAGGAAGTGGAGGTCAGCGGCCTGCACTTCGAGCTGTCGATGCTCAATGGCGGCTGGGTGACATCCGCTACGCCGGAGGTGGTGACATTTAGCGTCCTCGACGGCATGGGGCGCGACGGTTCCGGCAACTTCACGGGCTTCAAGCTTATGCGCGAGAGCGGCGACGATGCCGGAGATGCAGTGTGGAACGCTGCCCACATGTCGGTCACCTCACCATTCACGCTGAGTATGGCGGACATGGGGCCGAACTGGTTCACGCGACGCACTCTGTTCACGCTGGAGGGCGTGGGCGGCGCCGAGACCGTGCAACGGGCCTTCACTGTCGGCGTCAGGGATGAGATAGGTTTGTCGGTACAGTTCGAGGCCATTGCCGGAGGCGGCATCGTGTGGGTCGATGACGTGTATGCCGTCGTCCGCGGATGCCTAATGTTCGGGCAGGAAGATGTTACAGACACTTTCCTTACACGAACCGACACGTCTTGGACATGGTGGCGCAACAGCGGCGCCACGGCTGAAGACGAGCTCTGGCAACCAACCCTCGTGCGCAATCAGCCAAACGTCATAGAGATCAGGCATAGCGCCGCCACACGTCAGGACTGTAGCTCGCGATGGCTCCAGACGCTGTGCTGCGAATTCGGACTCACGGTGGCTTATACCGAGAACGGACGCCCGCGCCAGATACAAGGCAAACTCACTATCGGCAACTCATAATCCTTAACTCATAACATCACAAAACAATGACCCACTACATCCTCATTCCAGAAGAGGTCTGCCAGCAGCGCAGAATCTTCACAAGCAAACCACGCACACGCGACAACCGCGTCGTCATCACCACACGCGACCTTTCGCTCATACGATTCTCGCTCGGACCCGTCGAGCACGTCAGCGACACAGACCTTGCAGACAAACTCTAAACTCTCATAAACATGAAACAGATTTCCAATTCCTTCATGCTCACCGCTGCCGTCAATGGCAAGACACTGATGGCACGCATAGAGTTCGCAGCAGGCTCCAAGGGCTTCGCACAGTCCATAGCCCGCGGCAGCAACATCGTCTCCCCTTCATGGGACGGCGGCAACGGCCCCGTATTCCGAGCTGTGGTCCAGGACACCAGCGGCGCAGCCTACGACAGCTATGGCGAACAGCTGATCTGGAACGGCAGCGTCATAGAGTTCGACAACGCGACAGGACTGTCCACGGCTGCATCACTGTTCGGCGCTGGAGCATTCAAAAAAGAAACACAGACAGTAAACGGAAAGCAAGTGACGTTCTTCAAGGTGATGAAAAACGTCTTCGACGGCACCAATGCCGACAGCGACTCCGTGCAGATTAGCGGCAAGGTGGCTCTTGCCGGCGGCCATGAGCAGACATACTACACCAACGAGGAAGTCGTTACGCTGGTTGAAGTCAGCGGTGGCGGCGTGGCCTACCACGTCGAAATGTCTGCCACAAACATCGCCAATGGTGCTGCCAGCGGCACAGTGCGCGCACGCCTCATAAACCTCTCCACGGGTACCGCCGTGACTGGTGTCACCCCGACATGGTACAACATGAGCGGCACACAGCGGACAACTCTCACCAATGGCACTAACGGCTACGCCATTGCCAATGCTGCAGGTGAGGGAATATCCACACTCACCGTACCCGCCGACAATGTTAACGGCGATGAGTTGTTTGCCGCCGAATTCACAACCGGCGGGCAGACATATATCGGCTTCGCTAACATGCATGACTTCAATGACCCTTATTTCGCAGCCTTCGAAATCACAGGTGGTGTCGTCGGCACACAGGTGGAGGAGAATGGCACAGCAACAGTGCGGCCCTTCATTGCCGATGCTGACGGCAATGAAGTGACCTCTTCGGGCTTTACCCCGGCAATGGTGTTGAAATCTGCAACGGGTACAGATGTCACCAGTTCAGTCACATCGCGAACAGTCAGCGGGAAGAAGGTCTATGACTTCACCTACGCAAACCTCGTGTCATGGGGCAACTACGTGACGGGCTACATCAGCATCGAAGTAACAATATAATACATTAAGCCATGAAAAAGAGATCAAGCATAGGGGTGCTGACGCATCCCGTGAACATCAACGCTGTGGTGCGCGTCGATAATGCAGATTCCGACGGCACTCTCTGCCAGAACTACGATGCACTGTCGGGAGCGTACTACCCCGACCGCGCAGCACGTAGCGGCAGCACGTACATCAGCCCCACATTGCTGGGGCTGCATGTGCTGATTACAGACCCTAACACCGCCAACCAGACAACAACGGAGCATGTGTTCACCACCGGTGACACCGTGCGCTGGTATATTGTCAGCAGCGGTGTCGTCACCGAGGTCACAGGCTCTGCAGTACCAGGCTTCACAGTCAGTGGTTATAACCTACGTATAACCCGCAACATCCAGCCCTCTGAAAACGGTATGAAAGTGCGTGCCGTCGGCACGTTCACAGACAGCGTGGGCAAGGTGCATCAAGTACAAGCGGAAGAGCCCCTTACAGTAAGTGTCAGCTCGGCCGAGAATCTGTCATTGGCAACTGTTGTCACAAATGGCACGTATGCAGGAAATCTCTGCGTGCTCAATCCCCTGAAATTTGCCTCAGTGGCCGAGTTCTCAGCTGCGGCATCATGGAAAAGGAAATGCCGCGTGCAGCTGCGCGACGGTGTCATTGATGTTCCTGACGCATTCCAGGACGGTGATGGCGACGACACACCTGAAGGCACTGCATATTACTTCTGGTTCCAGCGCATAGGTCACCGACTCGTGCGACTGACTGAGGACGTGGAATGGTTCGATGCCGACTGGTATGCCAATGGCACAGTGTCTAAGGAAGTCACCGTGGACCTTTTGAAGGTGAAGGATGTCAAGCTCGTCTGCCGTGCTGGTTATATCCCCTACGGCGAACTCGTTGACTATGCCGACGAAGACGGCATAATATCACCTTCTAAGCTCTACCAAGGCTACCGCGAGCAGGAGTTCCACCTGCGCGTGGAGACACCTCTGGTGCAGCGCATCGTGGTGGCAGACATGGCCAAGGGTATGCTCGAACGCACTGAGCTTGGCAGTTCCGAGGTGACAATCCGCAAGCGCGCACTCATCACCGCCGGTGGGCAGACTGTCAATGATCTCAGCGTGACGGTTCCACCTCTAAGCGCGTCGCTCGTGGACAACCTGTTCAATATTACCTGGTATGCCATCAATCCGCAGACGGGTGTGGCCACATCCGTAGGTACAGGTGAATGGCTCGTCACGACGCCTCAGGAGATAGGTGCAACATCTGCCTCTAACCTGCCTGAAATGGAAGTGGAGGTCACGCCCAACTATCCACAACTGACGGGCAACAACTATGTCGAGGGCCGCACACGAGATGCCAGCGGCAACTTGTCAGGCATCACGCCGCTCGTGACACAGGGCAACAAGGGCTTCCTACGTCAGATAGACTTCTTTCTGCTCGACACTACAGACAACGATGGAACGGCAACAGGTTCACGCCTTCTGCGCAGGAACAACCTGTTGCGCTATGCAGGTGGCGACTATGCACCAGTCGTGCATATTACTACCACACAGGCCGCAGATGCAGAACTGCAGTTGTTCAGGAAGAACAGTTCAAACCAGTATGTTGAATATTGTGCAGCCGGGGAATATGAACCTGAGTCTTTTGTTGAAAGTGTGCTGCGCCCATACTACAAGAACGGCAGCGTCACGGGCTGGGCTTCAGGATACCCCACCCTATACAAGAGTGATGGAAACGACGGATATATCGAAGCACATGTTCTGTTGCCATGGGAAACCACAGAAAAGCGATGGAGCATAGGGGCAGGGTTTAACTTCGATGTCTATCTGCTCGATCACGTCGTGGGCGCCAGCGGCACAGAGTGGAACGGAATTTTCACCGATGTCACCGAATGGGATGGAATCGACCTCACGCCCTATCTACTCAAACCTACGGCATTGTCACCAGGTCCGATCTGCACCATCTCTGACAATGGTGTGGAGAAGGCGCGCAACATGTTCTATCTGCACCAGGGAATGACTGGCTGCCGTGGCTACTATGGCGCAAACAAGGACACCATCACTGCCATGTTTCACGACAACGAGCGCACATACCCGCGTGTCGAGGACGTTGCAGCAGTAAAGGCCATGACAGTTGCACGAGCAAACAACGCCAATGCCAACAGTCCAGTGCCGTTCGCAGAGGGTGGCTATCACACTCTCAACACGCTATGCACTGCGCTCGAGCTGCTGTACTCCCGCCTCAATCCGTTCCGCGAAACTCAGTTCGGAAGCGGTATAAGCAGTAACGGAACCTGCGAAAGTGAAACAACGTGGCGCACAAATGGCGGTATTCGTTATCGTCAGCAGGGGACGGCACCATATAGCTATGACCAATGGAAAGCAACAGCGGCATTCGCTACGGCTTCAGGTACATCAAAAACTACATGGAATAACACACTTGCCTACGAAGGGCCGAAGGAGCAGTGTATGGAAAGTCAGATGGCCGCCAGCTTTGCCACTGAATTCGAGATTGGGCCAACCACTAATGTTAGCTCTCCGGTATGGTTCGAGATGTACGGTGGACGCTACTATTACATGAACGTCGAAGGTGCACTAACTATGGCCGATGGCTACATGAATGCGAAAGTCTATCGCGAACTGACAGACACCATCAGCGCATGGGATGCCAGCGGCAATGCCGTGACATGGGAAGTTTCTGCCCTATTGCGCATGTCACTTTTCGGCGGTCTGAACCTCTCAGGCGACATCTTAGCCTACTGTCAGGGCGGTGCCGAGTGCATAGGCACATGCACCATTGATCCGGCAACTTCGAAGGCTGGGAACCCTGTTGACTGCTACATCATCACGAATCAGGAACACTGGGTGCGTGATACTGAGGTTACAAAAAATGCTAGCACGACCTTTGCAATAGAAAACAGTGAACATGCCATCCACCTCGGTCAAGGTGAAACGCTCACAAACTGCATAGACGGATATGCAAAACGGCGTTTGGGATATTCGCCCATGAAGATTGCCAACGGCGGCGACCTCACAAGCGGAGAGTGCTACTATGCATACACAAGAAATGAATGGTGTACTACCGTCGGCAAGCGTGCCAGAATAGCCCTGCGTTTTCGCGGCCATGCGACCCATGCCTCCTGCTGCCCTCGCTCCTGGTCTGCGTACTACAGTGCCGGCTCTACGACCCGCACCTATGGTTCGCTCGCCCAGGCTCGTATAAGAGAGCGCAGCTAAGGCGCAGCCAGCGACGCAGTCGCAATAAAGCCGACGCAGTCGGCGGGCACAAAAACGGCCTTTGGCCGTCGAATTTTTAGGATTTTTGTTGCTGTCTCAGAAAAAAGTCCTACCTTTGCCACCGAATTGCTTCGGTGTCCGTACAAACCACGGCATTGGGACCATGGTCACTGAATACGGAGACGGAGCTTGAAATAAGGTTGATGCCTTTAGCCCTGCGTTTTCGCGGCAATGCGAACAATGCCTACTGCTGCCCTCGCTACTGGAATGCGAACAACAGTGCCGGCAATACGAACCGCAACAATGGTTCGCTCGCCCATACTTGGAACAACAACCTCGATTCATGAGGCATCAACCAGCCCAGGAGTGGCGAACATATAAGACCCGTGGGGTGGCGGCGACCGCAAGGCCGTGACAGGTAGGCCATCTCAGCCCAAGCCTGACACTATGTTTATCACCAAGGAACATATCCGCGCTGCGGCAGAAGAGACCTTCGTAGGCAGACAGAAGACAGCATCCGTGCTGGTCTTCCGTTCTGCCTACGATGCCAATGTGGCTCGGCTGCTGTCAGACGTGGAGAGTCAGGAGTACAAGGCCATCAAGTACTTCCAAAAAGACATCACCAACAAAAACGGCAAGGTGCGCCACATCGATGCGCCGCTGCTCGATGCCCTCATCCTGCAGCACACGTGGCTCGTGCTGCTGCGCCCGTTCTATGACAGCGTGAATCCCGGTTTGGCCCGCAACTGCCTCCCCGGCTGCGGCGTGACAGCCAGGGAACGGGGGAAGTCGGTGCTCGGGGAATGCAAGCGCCTGTTCTACGACCTGCGCCACCTCGACTGGCTGCTCGACATCGACCAGCGCGAGTGCTACGCCCACGTTACCGTGAAGGCCTACCGCCGCGGCATGAAGGTGCTGCGCGACCAAGTGTTGTGTATGTCGCCGTACCACGGCGACCCCGACACCCACGGCAGCGGAACCCTACCCTTTCTGGCGCTGGCTGACGGACTTCGGCGAAGCCGTGAGCTTCGTGGACGGCCGCCTGCCCATCGGCACGCCCACCTCGCCCTACGTCCACCACGTCGTCATGCTCGGCTTCGACCTGTGGCTGCGCGACAACTTCCCCTGGGCCATCCGCTATGCCGACAACGTCTTCGTGGCCACGGCCACGCGCCAGGAGGCCAACGCCGCCAAGTGGCGCATCAAGAATTTCTGGTGGTACGAGCTGGGCATCCGCGCCAAGCGCCACACAGCCCGCATCGTACACATCGACGCCGCCGGCACAGACATCTGCGGCTACCGCCTCTACCGTTTCCCCGGCAAAGGCGCTACCGACCACGACAAGGGCATCACCCTCGTGCGGCGCTCGACTCTCGAGAGCGCCAGGAAAGCCGATAATGACCGCTCGTGGGCCAGCTACTTCGGGCTGCTGCGCCACGCCGACACCTACCGCATCATGCAACAAATCGAACGCGATATGAAACTCTCACAACTCACCGCACGCATCCGCATCGACCGCGAGATGGATGCCAAGAACATACCCATGCAAAACGTACCCCAGCTGCAGACGCTCACACTCTACAAGTACGAGATACGCCAGTCGAAGGGCGAGGACAACTGGATAAAGTGCCTCATCGGCACCCCAGAGCTCAACAAGGAGACCGGCGAGCCCACGGGCAAGACGCTGGCCTATGAGTTCCACGGCAACTACCAGGGCATCATCCGCTGGATCCGCGAGCTAGAGAAGCTGTTCCCGGGAAAGGAGTTCCTGCCCATCGAGGACGCACGCATCGTCAACGAGTGCGGCTACATCTTCGAGGGCTCTACCAATCAACTGCGATACATCGAGGAGAAAACGCTATGAGGAGAATAAGCGCAAGATTCGTGCTTTCGCTGATGCCCAAGGACGGAAAGGACGGAAAAGACGGACAAGATGGAAAGGACGGTGTCGGCATCGAGGCCATACAGGTGGCTGATGCCGGCCGCACACTCATATATGCATCATTCGACCAGGCTGCGTTGCAGGGTGTGAAGGTCGTGTGGATGCGCATGAAGTTCTCCAATGTCGCTACATGGACGCCATGGCTGAAAATCGTGGGCGAGGACGGAGCCAACGGCGCATACACTGACTACACCTTCGCCGCCAGCGCATACCTCTTGACCTTGGACGGATCCACAACGGCACCGCCGCAGGACTGCACCGACATAACATGGGCAGATGGGCCAGTGGCTACGACTACGCAACGACCATACCTGTGGATGAAAGTGTCGGACTACGGCACAGACGGGCAGCTCGCCCGGGCCAGCAGCTATATCCGACTCACCGGAGAGAAGGGTGCCGACGGACTAGACGGACAAAACGGCAAGGATGCCGTGGAGTGGGTGCTGAGATGCAACCAACCGAGCGTCATCTTTGCATGGAACAATGCAGCGGGGAAATACACGCCGGACAGTGTCACGCTCAATTTCACTTACTACAAGAAAGTGGGCGGAGTAGTGAAAGAGAACTATGGCACGCAGCCATCACATTTCCGGATTTCCTCAGGAGGCAGGTTCAACCTCTTCCGTCGCTTCCTGAAACCCGACGGCACATGGATGACGGACAGCACAGGCTTCTACCCATGGGCATGGGCAAGCAGCGGGCAGGCGATGTCATCGGCTTGGACGTACACTGCAGTGGAGTACTGCATCTCGACGGCTACGGACTCACACACCTACGACGAGACAGAATATCCAGGAGGCATACGAGACGAGAATATAATCGCACTGCTGCGAATACCTATTATATTCTACGGCAAGCCCGGCAGCAACGGACACGACGGAGAGGACGGACGCGGCGTTGTGAACATCGTGCCGTACTATGTGTTGTCGAAACGACAGAGCGGGGTCACAACGGCCAACACCTCGGGTTGGACGTCAGGCAACTTCCTGACGCCGACATGGGACAACCCCTATCTCTGGAGATACTATCGGACTACGTACACCGACAACAGCGCCAGCGACACACCGCCGGAAATGGTGGTGGCATACACGCCCACGCCTGGCGAAAACCTGCTCGAAGACACTGGATTCGACACAACATATGCCATGGGCGCGTGGGACATCACAGGGCAGGACGTGGACTTCGACGGCACAACGGCCACAAATGCACCAGGACAGGCTGGAATGCCCGGGCTGCAGGGGCACAAGTCCTTCTTCTGCCATATCTGCGGCGGATCGGGCATGGGCTACTGGTTCAGGACATACAACAGCACCACCGCAGCATTCGACCTCTCAGGACGCAAGCATAAGAACCTGCTGCGGCAAAAACTGTGGATGGCCAGCGGCAACACTGGAAACCGTGTCGAGGGGGGAAAATGGTACACCCTGTCGTTCTGGCTCCGGTGCGAGGCATTCAGCTTATCTGGCGTCAAGGCCGACGACGAGGAACCGCAAATCTATGACCGCGACGATTGGGTCGGCGTGTATCTCACTGGAGCATCTAACGATGCCACGTGCCTGTGGAACAAAGCCGTCCAGGGGTATGTCGATGGCGTGCCCACGACGTTCAACCGTTCGGGAGTGCGTTTCGTGCCCACGACATCGTGGGTGAGGCACGTCATCACCTTCCAGACACTGGCAGAATCGACGCTTGGCTCTACGGCACGATACCTCGTCTTCAGAGGATTTCCCAGCTGCGGAGGCACTAGCTACGACGGCGGAATAACCTACAGTGGCGGACGCAAACAGACGCTGGAGTGCTACATCGCGATGCCGAAGCTCGAAGAGGGACTCATCGCAACGTCCTACATGGACAATGCCCTCAACCGTGTCGGCCCGCCCTTGAGACCCCGCGAGTGGGCCGTTTCCACACAGTACTTCAGGGGAGCTATGGGCGAACCCTTTCAGGACGTGGCATACTATGATGCCGGCAACGGAGTAGCATGTTACGAATGCATACTGACGCACACCTCATCCATAGCCCGCAGGCCCGGCACCACCGGCGGCGCACTATACTGGCGCATCGCAGCGGCGTCGTTTGACTTCTTGGCAACGAAACTACTGCTGGCACGCAACGCGCACATCAGGCTGCTCACCGGCAACGCCATCACGGTGGCACGGCTCTCGGACGGCACAACCACAGCCGGCGTTACGGGTGTCGGAGAGACAGACGCATCAGTACGCTTCTGGGCCGGAGCCGAGACCCCATCGACGACTGCACCGTTCGCAGTGACACAGGACGGATCCCTGTATGCCAGCAAACTACACGCCACAGGAGGAGACTTCAACGGCATCAAGCGCATACCAGCCGTCAAGTGGGTGTCATTCTGGGTTCAGGACAACGATACATACCTCATACCTGGCACCGTGACGGACACGGTACTCGTGAAACTGCCGATAGAGAAGGAGTACATCGGGCGCGAAATCATCATACTACACTCAACAGGAGGTGCATACGACGCCACGGCACTGCCAAGCGGAAACGTCTCCGTGCTCAGCGTGGCTGCCGACTCACCGACAATGGTATATACACGTATGCTCGGCATGAACAACCCCGCTGTGGTCAATGCACCGTTCGCATCATACGGATTCAACTTCGCATACGGCAGCGCACGACTCATCGGAATGCCATCGAAACCCACATACGACATCAACGACAGCTCTCAGACATGCACATGGGTGCTGCTGTCATGCGAAGCGTTCTCGTTCAAGCCCCTGCCGGCGTCATAGGCTGGATGTCCCACTGCACCGACGCAGGAAAGAGTACCTTTGCAGCACGAAAACACTGTAAAGGTACTTTTTTCTTATGAGAACGATCCTACGCATCTTCGTGCACTGCACGGCAGGCAGCCAGCGGCAGACGCTGGCAGACCTGCAGGCCGAGTTCCGCCGCAAAGGGTGGAAGAACCCGGGCTACCACTACGTCATCTTCCCGGAAGGGCGCATCGTCCAGCTGCTCGACGAGAGCCGAGTGGCCAACGGTGCGAAGGGCTACAACCAGACGGCCATACACGTCGCCTACGTCGGCGGCATCGATGCGCAGGGACGTACCATCGACAACCGCACGGCGGCACAGAAGGAGGCACTGCTGCGCGTGCTACGTATGCTGCGCCGCCGCTACCCCACCGCCGTCATCCTCGGACACCGCGACATCAGCCCCGACCGCAACGGCAACGGCCGCGTGGATCCATGGGAGCGCATCAAGGAGTGCCCCTGCTTCGACGCCCGAAGCGAATACGCCGACATCTGATGGAACAGCAGCTTATGACCCCCGCCGAGTTCTCGGCACAGGTGCGCCGATGGGCCGCCGAGATAAAGCTCATGGCGCAGGCCTCGCTGGCCACTGGCACGCACGGCTCAGGCCGTCTGCGCGAACGCCTGGAGGCTTTCGTGGATTCCGCTACCCACCTCACCGCATCCATGGAGAGCGACGGTGTGGAGGTGCCGTACAAGGTGAAGTTCGGCTTCGACCGCTACGGCGTGTTCCGTGCCTACGGTGTGGGACGCGGCTGGGTGCGCGTGGGCGGTGCACTCGTCAGGGGCTTCCGCGCACGGTCCGAGAGCGAGATACGCAACAAGACATGGAACATCTACACCACGGAGCTGCGACGGCATGGACTCAGCAGCCGAGAGATCAACACCTTCAAGTTCCTGGACAAAAGCAAGGGCAGCGGCCGAGTGCGCACGCCACTGGACTGGCTGGACCAACACATCAACCGGCGCATCAACGAGCTGGCCGACCACGTACAGGAGTTCTACGGCGACGCGGCCATGCGGATCCTGCTCGACGAGATAGGCAAAATCCGTATCGTCAAGAAAGGCGGCAGCGTGGGGCTTGGATAGACCGAATTTATGTTCTTCGGCATCCTGAATGAAACTTTTTCCCCTTTTTCCTTGCATATATCGGAGATTATGCCGTACTTTGCAGCGTCAAAAATCACTATTGCGGTATGAAGATGCCGCCAGCCGTACACCACCGCTGGCTATTTTTATGCCCATCCCCTCTTAACGAAAAGTCAAACCCATTGACTGCGCATGTGTCGGGTAGCGGTGACGCCCCGGAGGTCTCTGCAATAGTGAACCTTGACAGCACTGCGCAGTTATTTTTTTGTCAAAATACACTATTATGGAAACAACTGAAGTAATGAACCCCGAGAATGTGCAAGGCATGTTCCTGTGCTGGCTGCAGGTGAGCCGCCGGATGGAGAAGGTGATGAACGCAGATGAGCAGCGCATGAGGCAGACGCTGCTGGACAAGTACGTGCACCGCACTATCACGACTGAGACCTTCAGACGGATGATGGCCGAGCACGAGAAGAAGCTGCAGAAGTACAACCAGGAGGTCATAGAGTCGTACCAGCTGCGCCTGGAATACAGCGAACCCGACGAAGTCAGCTCAGGATACATACGCATCAGCCGCGAGAACGACCCGAAGGCCGTGATGAACGTGCCCATCATCGACTGGAGGGGAAAAATAGCACCTTATCCCAGCTTGTATTGAAGAAAAACGGCGGTTCCCTTGGCCACGTGCCGGGGAATCGCTACCTTTGCCGACGTAAAACCTTCAAAAACCGAAACTGATATGACACCCCTGTTTTTCCTCTTCGATATAAGCCCCCTGACCTGCTTCCTGGTGGTGGCCTTCTGGCTCATCGCGTTCCTCGTGGCTGGCATCAAGGATGCCGGCAAGAAAGGCTGGGAAAAGAAAACCAGTGATAAATGGACACGGAAAGACTGGCAGGAGTATAACCGCCATACACAGCAAACGCTGGATGACTACAACCGCTGGAAAAGAGACTACCTCCGAAGCAAGGGCATCGACCCGGATGCGGAATAGCACCACTATTCTATAAGCATAAGGAACCATCCCCGCCTGTCCTATGTGGCAGACGGGGATTCACGTATCTTTGCACCATGATAAACAACATTTGAACCATCATGGCAAGAACCAACAACAAAGACGCCCATCGCGGAGTGGTCATCTACCTCGACGGCAAAGAGGTGGCCAACAACGCTAAAGCCATACGCGCCGAGATGAAGAAGGTGCGATCGGAAATAGACAGTATGACCATAGGGACAAAGGAATATGAAGCCGCCACGCGACGATACAAGCAGCTCAACGGCATACTGGAAGAACACAAACGTGGGCTGAGGGATATCGGGGTGCAGACGGAGAAAAACGCCAAGGCGCAGGAATCTCTATTCGCCAAAGGGAAACGATGGCTGAAGGATTACTCCGTGGCAATCATCACTACCTTCGAGGCGCTCACTGGTGTGGCCATGCAGCTCAACAAGTTCCGCAAGATGGCTGCCGAGCAGGAGGACGCTGCAGCCAACCTGAAGGCACTCACGGGACTGGATGATGACAACATAGCCTGGCTGAAGCAGCAGGCCGAGACGCTCTCCACCACCATGGAGGCCTCCGGACTGCGCGTGCGCAAGTCGGTCACCGAAATTCTGGAGGCATACATGCTCGTGGGCTCGAAGAAGCCGGAGCTGCTGAAGGACAAGGAGGCACTGAACGCCGTCACCATCGAGGCCATGCGACTGGCCGAGGCGGCGAATATGGAGCTGAAGGATGCCGTGGCAGCCGTGACGCTGGCCATGAACCAGTATGGCGACAGCGCCGAGGAGGCAGCGCGCTACGTCAACGTGCTGGCTGCCGGCTCGAAGTTCGGTGCCGTGGGCGTGGCCACGCAGACGGAATCCCTCGTCAAGGCAGGCGTGGCAGCCAACATGGCCAATGTGCCCATCGAGCAGCTGGTGGGCGTGCTGGAGACACTGGGCGAACGTGGCATCGAGGGACAGATTGCCGGCACGCAGCTGAAGACGTTCTTCCTGAAGCTGGAGGCAGGGGCCGAGGACACACGGCCCTCCGTGGTGGGCCTGCAGCAGGCGCTGGAGACGCTGGCAGCCAAGAACCTCAGCGTGACGGAACTCACCAAGATGTTCGGGCTGGAGAGCATCAGCACCGCAAAGGCGCTCATCAGCTCTGCAGACAAGGTGAAGTACTACACCGATGCCGTCACCGGCACGAACACAGCCGTGGAGCAGGCCGCCATCAACAGCGACACCACCGCCGCACGCATGGCCCAGGTGCGCAACCAGATCAACCTCACCGGGCAGGAACTGGCCAAGACGCTGGCTCCCATACTCAATAAGACAGTGGGATGGACGCGCAAGTTTGTCATGATACTGCCGGGACTGATTGACTGGCTGAAGAAATGGGGACTGGAGGTCGTGGTGCTGACGGCTGCCTACGCCACCTACACACTGGGCGCACGAGCCGCCGAAGCCGTCACAAGAGCATGGCACACCACACAGTTGCTGGTGACAACGACCATCGGACGCCTGAGAGCAGCCGTGCAACTGTCAACACTGGCCATCAACTTCAACAGCAAAGCCATGATCCAGCTGGGGCTGCAGATGCGGTCGATGAATGCTCTGAGCAAACTCTTCGTGGCCACGCAGGCTCTCGTCCGCGCAGGGTTCCTGGCATTGACAGGCCAGGCTACGCAGGCAGCACGTGCCATGGGAATCGTGAGGATGGCCATCTCCACCATCAACCCATGGGCGGCAGCGGCCACGGCCATAGCAGCGGTGGGGACGGCACTGTACGTCTACTACCGACGAGCACATGACGCCATCCACGTCAACAAACAGCTGCAGCAGGCACAGGACAATGCTGCGGAACGATATGAGGAGCAACGGGCCAAGATCGAATACCTCAACAAGGTGGTGCATGACGAGACTCTGGGCTACCAGCGACGGAATGATGCCCTGGCTGAACTGAAAAGACTCGTGCCCGGCTATGAGGCCAGCCTGACGAAAGAGGGAAAGCTGATAAACGACAATGCTGACGCAGTGAAGCGATACCTCGAGCAACTGAAGAAGGAAATTGCCCTGAAGGCCCTCCAGGAACAATACGTGGAGACGCTGAGGGAGCAGATACGGGCACAGCGTAAGGTGGACGAGTACGAGAAGGATGCCGCCAAGCACTACAATGCACGCATGGATCAGCAGGAGGGGAAGAACGGCAGCATGGGACGGTTCAATCCTATAAAATGGATCTACGACTCTGCTGCCGAACAGTACTACGACTTCAAAAAAGGGAACGCACAGAAAGAACTGGACGATGCCAGGAAAGATGCCGAAGAGATACAGCATGAGATAGACAACGTGACAAAACAGCTGGATAAGTTGCTGAGCAGTACTCCTGAAGGAAGTTCCGGAGACGAAGGGGGAGAGGGCAGTGGCGGCGGTGGCAGCAAGGATGCCGACCGCCAGAAGCGCATCCGCGAGGCCATTGAGGCCGTCAACACGGAATATGATGCCCGGGCCAACGAACTGAAGAGGCAGTACATCGACGGCAGCATAGCTACAGAGGAGGAATATAGCCGGCAGCTGGAAACGCTGGAGCTGGAACGCCTGAACCGACAGCTGGAGATCGCCGGGCTGGAGCCTAAGCAGCGCGAACAGCTGCAGGGGAAGATCCTGGACATGAAGATGAAGCTCATTCAGCAGCTGAGGAGCCTGGATGATTTTGAAGTGGACGAGGAGCAGGCCAAGCTACAGAAGATGCTGAAGCAGAACGAAGATGCCTATAACCGGAGGAACGTCATCATCGCCAAGGCGCTGGCAGCTGGTGTCCTCACTGAGGAGGAAGCAGAGAAGCGGAGAGCAGCCAACAAGGCCCAGCGACGAGCCGACGACCGCAAGGCTGAGGAGCAGTCTGCAGCTCAGCGCCTATCAATCTCACGCAAGGGGTTGGAGATGGCACTGCTGCAGCTGCGCAAGGTCAAGGCCAGCGAGATGCTGACAGAGGACGACTACAACCGTCGCGTCAGCGAAGCACGTAAAGCCTTCTTCAGTCAGGCGCTCAAAGACCAGCAGCTCAGCAAAGAGGACCGCGAGAAACTCGTCCGCGAGCTGACAGAGTTGGAGGTTCAGCAAGAGGAAGCCAAGGCAGATAAAGTCAAGGCTACCTATGACAAAATCCAAGGCTATGCCAGCCAGTTCGGCGATGCCATGGAGGACCTTGTGAGTGATCTGATGAAGGAGGAAGAGGATGCCTGGAAGAACTTCGGAAAGAACATGCTGAAGGCCGTGGTGGATGCGCTGAAGAAAGTCATGGAGGCATACATGGTGCAGGTCACGGCACGCAACATTGCCGAAAAAGGTCTCATCCTCGGAGGCATCGTGTCTGCCGCAGAACTGGCAGCTATAGAGCTGGCTGCCGGAACTCTCGACGGTCTCATCAGCGGCTTTGCTGCGGGCGGCTACACCGGACAAGGACGCTGGGACGAGCCTCGCGGCGTGGTCCACGCCGGGGAGTTCGTGGCCAACCGCTATGCCGTGGCCAACGATGCCGTGCGACCGGTTCTGGACCTCATCGACCAGGCTCAGAAGAACGGCAGCATCGCTAATCTCACTGCTGAAGACATAGCGGCAGTCGCCCGCCCGTCAGCGCCGACGTCCCCGGCATCCTCTCTGTCGGGTGAGGCGCGTACTCGCGCCGACTATCCTCCCCGCGACCCGGAACTCACAGCCGCCCTCCACCTCCTGACGCGCACCACCGCCCGCGCAGCCGAGGCCTACCGCGAACCATCGCCCGCATACTGCTACCTCGAAGGGCGAGGTGGCATCAATACCGCACAGGATATGCTCTCACAAATCAAAAACAACGCCAGCCGGAAATCATGATAAGACTCGAAATCACAGACCCTGCCACCGGGTACGTCCTCGTACCTCACCTCTCCGCATCCCTCAGCTTCCAGATGGTGCGCGAGAACCCGCTCTTCAACCGCCGAGGGGACTACACCTACGACATCGACATCAGCCTCCGGGACCCGCACAACCGCGCCATATACCGGCATATCGACCGCCTCACGGCAAACAGTCGCCCTCACGGCCGGCGGGCACGCCTGCTGTGCGACGGACACGTCATCGCCGATGGCACGGAAGTCATCCTGAAAAAGGAGGGAGACACCCTGAAGGTGCAGATCCTTGCAGGGAACTCTGAGATAAACTACCTCACGGCAGACGAGAACCTGCGGATCCGAGAGATGGACTTCGGAACCATACCTGCACCGACAGCGGAGATGGCCGTGGAAAATGCATACAAAATATATCCACTGGCCAGCTTCGTCTTCCCTCAGTGTGCCACATCGATGCCGGAAGAGGGTAACTGGACATACATCAACGAGATCGACTGGAGTGTCAATACCTTGGCATACAAGGAAGACACTATGCTGCGGCCGATGCCGTTTGTTCTGTATATCTTCGAAAAGTTCATTCAACTGCTCGGATATACAATCGGCGACAACGAACTGCTCAATGACACCAGGTGGACGAGACTCATCATGATCCACAGCACCGACACACTGGATGTCGCAAAAATGCTTCCGGACTGGAGCGCGGCGGAATTCCTGAAGCAGATGGAAATATTCTTCAACTGCGTCGTCTCACTGAACCCCATCAGTAAGAGGGCTGACATACTGGCATACAACTCCTTCGCCTCGCGCAGCAATGCCGTCGAGATTCCGCAGGATGACATCGTCGATGACTTCGAGCGCGTGTACGATGCTGAAGAAGCTGAGTTCCTGCACCACTATGAGGATATCGAATACGAGCTGCCCAGCGGGGCGTACTGGAAAAGAACATGCCTGGATCCTTCCGTGGAACGTCTCTGCACGGAGGTCACGGCTACCTTTGCCGAAGTTGACCAGATACCCATCGAGGACAGCGAATGGACTATTTACCACTCCACCTCTCCGGATCTGCGCTACGTGCGGGTAAACGAACTATGCACAGCGACGGAGGAATGGGCACGAATCTACAAACGATACATCGTCAACCAATTCAAGCCACACACCGAAAACTCCGGCAACACGACCACCCTGAAGGTGATTCCCGCAAGGACGGAACTGCACCTGGCTGGCATCAGCAGAATCTATCCCGTGGCAGAAGAGGTGGAGAAGAAAGAGGAAATGGAATTCAAGGAGGCTATAGGCTCCAGCATCTCCGAGACAACAGTGGACAATATGCAAGTCTGCTTCTATACTACTGCAGGGCATTCCTTCGGCTTCAACCCTGGAGACCGCAAGCTGTATGCACTCACCTTTGTCCGACCCAGCTGCGCCACCACCCTGGACTACATCGACACGCGCGTAGGCATGTTCGTACATCTACCGACCTACACAGGAATAGATAACCTGACACTGGAACTGAATGGAGAACACGGACTCTACAATACACACTTCCGTCCGGAGCAGGCCATCGATATCCAGGAGGCCTGCACCATTAAGTTCCGGTCTGCTGGAAGATATGATCTGAAACTGCCATTCCTCATACGTGGCCGCCTCTTCGTCTGCCAGCAGCTCAAGTACACCTACCGCGACGGACGACAGCACCCCATCGTGGAGGGTATCTTCTATCCTTATATATAATACGTGCGCGTATAAAAAGCCCCGCAGGCTGGCTCTGACCTGCGGGGCACGTGTGTTAAGAGGATGTCTCCCCTAAGCGAGACAAAACGAGCCAATACACTGACCGATGTTTTCAATTTTTATAGACTTCCCTCGAAGTTCTTCAGCTCCGGCTGCGCCTTCATCTGCTCCTTCCGGATATAACGGTTCGTCGTGGCGATGCTGCTGTGGCGCGCCTGGTCCTTAGCCACAACAAGACCCACCTTTTCCACCGTGTCGGTGATGCCGGTGTCCTTCAGGCTGTAGAACTTGTACGAGGACGGGAAGTGAAGAACACGCCGGACCTTTGCCCAGCGGTCGCGGAACATCTTCGGCGTGCCGCGCTCAGCAGAAGGCATGAAGTCACGACCAAATAGATAAAAGTCCGACGGGGCGTTGAACACACCAAGGTCTATCATCATCAGGAGCACCACTGCCGGCAACGTCACCTTGCCGTCCTTGTGGTTCTTCGAAATAACTCCCGGAATAAACAGCGTCTGCTCCTTCACGTTGATATCACCTATACGGATATACGACATCTCCTTCGGCCGGACCAGCGTATAGTAATGTACCATGCACGCCAGCAGATAATAACGATCCGTCTGCTCGAGGTACTCGCGCAGCCTGACCATCGCCTCCGCGCTCAATGGCTTACGCTCCTTCTCAGGCTCCCTGAGCTTCTCCACACCCACCGTCGGATCCTTTGCGATATACCCGTGGCCGATGAGCCATGAGGACAGCGCCTGCAGCCAGCTCAGGTAGTTGTTCCGCGTTGCCGGAGAGCAGCCGCGGTCGATGTAACAGTAGTCCAGGTAATCCTCCACGAACACCCGATCAAACTGGTAGGCATACGTCAGCGGCACCGTCAGCGTCTTGTTGAACTCAGCAAGGCGGTTCAGACGGCTCTTGTAGTTCTCCACACTATCCGGACGCATCGAACCGTCATTCTGCTTCTTCAGTATATAAGAGACGTACTTTTTCGTGACGTCCTCCCACAGGGCCAGACCCTTAGACCCTCCGCTGTCGATGAGCGGATTCCAGCCATGCTGTAGCTTCAGACCCACATCCTGACAGAAACGCAGCGCCGCTGCACGCTGCTCCTTCTTGTTCCTGATGTGCCCGAACTTCTTCTTCATCCGCACCAGCCGCGGGCATCCCGCAGCCACCGACTGAGGGTCGAGCACATAATAGTACACATACGCAGACTTGGCCGTCCGCACGAACTGCGGCAGCCTGAATTTCTCAATACCATCGTAATTTACCTTCTTACGCGCGATGGATTTCTTGTCGGAAATACGCAT